TGGCGCTTCACCGAATGGGGCGCGGCCAACGCCTACTGGCGCTACGGATTCTCCGGCCAGATCGGCAACTACATGGTGCGCGTTGATGAGATGGGCCTCCGGTTCAACTTCGTCGCCGACCTTGGCGCCGGTGCCAACAGTGGCAATGGCAATCGCTATCGCTACCAGGTGGTCCTTCCGTTTACCAACGGCGTGACGACCGGTGCGGGTGGGGCGGCGGGTATCGGCAGTGATGTCAATCCCGACTACGACGTCGCGCAGTACGCGATCAGCTTCCAGTGGCACAAAAAGGCCATGGAAATCCTGGTCCCGGATGCGAGTCCGCTCAACGCGGAAATGCCCTTCGGTCACCGCGACTTCGGTGGCAAGTGGCAGTTCCAGATGGACAACCTCGGCGCTGACGCTGAAGGCAATGTCATCGGCAACGCGTGGCGCAACAAAGGCCGCTTCGCGGCGTGGTTCAAATACTATGTCCGCCCGCTCCACACGGAGTTTGCGCGGGTGTACTTCCACAAGCGTGAGCAGTTCTGCATTCCGGAAATTGACGTGTGCAGCACGAGCCCGGGCTACCCGACGCAGAACTACAGCTCGGAATTGCCGCCTTGCCCTGCGCCTGAAGGGCTGTATGGTGATGGCGTTCCGACTGGCGACGAAGCTGGTCCGGTCCCTGAATAATTGGTGGGTTGGTTTGGTGGGCCGCCCTGGCTGTTCATGTCCAGGGCGGCCTCATTCCTAAGCTGAAAGGACTGCCATGGCCGAAGATTACATGTCTGACGGTGAGGATTTCGCAGAGGCGCCCGAGGCTGAAGCGTCACCCGCATCCGCAGAAACTCGCACCGCCCTCATCCCGATTGATTTCTTTGAAGGCAAAGACCTCGAACCGGGAACTGAATGCACCATCCGAATCGCCAAGGTTCACGACGACCAGGTGGAGGCGGAATACGTTCCGCACGCCGCCGAGGAGGAGTTTGAATCCGGCGAGGAAATGGGCGCAGAAATGCAAGAAGCCATGTCTGGCGGCATGGAAGAAATGATGGGGTAACTGTGGCAACTCCCGCTGAATTGATTACCGATGGCCAGTGCTACGCCTGCTACGGCGACCTGTCGCTTACGCAGATGATTACCCTAGCTCAGGAGCGCCGGGTTCTTCTGAATCTGGACCCTGATGCAGACGCAACTCCGCAAGGGTTGCTCGCGTACGCCCAATGTTATTTGTGCAACGGGCCGATGAGCATGTTCGAGATGATGGAACTGGCGTTGCTTGATAAAATTTCACAGGCGTCCACATGATTGACCCAACACTTTTGAATGATGCAAAGTGCTTTGTCTGTCTCGGGGTTCCGCTCGCTGCGGCGCTGAAGATAGTGCTGCTCGGAAGAATATCAGAGGGCTCTGAAAGCCTTCGGATTACAGAGGATGAGATCGAGCGCGCCACTGAGGATGGTCAACTTCGAACCATTGAATAGTTATGGCAATTAAAATTACAGAACTTCCAGCCGCAGCGGCCTCGGCTGATGATCAGTTGCTTGAGGCCGTAACCGATCCCAGCGGTAGTCCGGTGAGCGAAGCTCTATCGCTGAACCAGCTTCGAACGATTGACCTTGGCGCGCTGGGAACGACGGTGACGACTGGGGAGAGGTTCATCAACACAGCGGCGGCAGCCAACGGTGCGCAGCAAATCTCGCCGGCCCTGCTTCTGCAAGGCGAGGGCTGGGGCGCCACTCCCGCGGCTACCGAGTCATCGGGCTTTCGGCTGTATGCGTTGCCAACCCAATATGCGGCGCTACCGGCTTCAGCGCAGCCCCGACTTGCGCTGGACAACTTAACGGCTGGCGTGTGGGAGCGCACGGCAACTTTTGTGAAAGACGGCCTTTGGATTGGGACAGCCGCTGGGTCTGGAGGTGCAAACATCTACAATGGCGGCCTGGACATTAGCTACGGGGGCGCCCCGGCGGGGTTGACGCTGGGTGGGGATAACAACTTGACGACCCGAACCAACAACACTCAAAAGCTGGCCCGAATAGCACTTGCTCCTTACGCAACCGCCTCTGCATTCAATGCGATTTTAGTTTCGTCGGCATCTTCTGGATCAACCACTTTGGATTGGGGTGGCGGAACAAGTGTGTTGAATGCTGTCACTCAGCATCGTTTCTACACCGGGCCAACCATCACCACCGCGACCGGAACGGTAAGAATGACAATTGACAGCGCCGGCGCGGTCATGATTACTGGAGACACGTTCATCGTCGCCACGGCAAAGACGCCAGCCAGTGCTGCTGATGCCGGAACGACTGGGCACATTGCTTGGGACTCTGACTTTATTTACGTCTGCGTCGCCGCCAATACCTGGAAGCGCGTAGCAATCGCCACATGGCCATAACACCACCACGACCTCCGCTCACGCCGGAAACCGCCCTCGAAAACCTGAAGCAGATTGACGCCTTGGTTTCCCGGGTGGCGCTGACCCGAAACGACCACGACGCGGTGAAGGCCGCGATTCAAGACCTGACCGCTCACTTTGAGGCGCTGAAGCCAATCGCAGCGGATGGGTGATTCACCTGATTTACGGTGCGATTGACGGGTGCAAAATCACCAAATGACGGAGAATGCTAATGGGAGACATTACGCCGGAGGAGCTAGGCCGGGGATTCCGGCTATTGATGACAGTGGGCGGAATCACTGTGGCAATAGTCATGGCTGTGATTGGCTTCCTGAAGTTCTTTGTCACGCGCCACGAGTACAACAAGCTGTTGAAGCTCGTCGAGGAGCTTAGAGTAGCGCAGGACGTGCTGCGCCAGGCTCAGGGCAAATTGTCGCCCGAGGCTGAGGCACAGATGATCAAGATTCTGCAAAAAATAGACGATTTTTTCAGTGACAAACAACGCCGCAAGCATGGCTAAGGTGCTGCATATCGAGGACGATCCAGATTGCCGCCAGGTAGTGCGCGAAAAGCTCGCGGGCCACCTCCTGATTGATGGCGTATCAACGATGGCCGAAGGTATTGTCATGGCGCACCGGGTGAATTATGACGGCATCATTCTCGATCCTGGGTTAATTGATGCCAATCGTGAGGTTGCGCTGACCCGGCTGAAGCACGCCGTTACGGGTGTGGCCATCATCATCCTGACCGGCTACGACGATGAGGCATGGACGCGCCGACAGATTGCCAACAATGCCAGCGGCGTGATGGTGAAGGGGCGCGACGACCAGGAGGCCCTGGCGTTCGCCAGTCAGATTCTGCGGGCCATCTCGGTGCACCGGGCCTGCCAGGCGATTGACGCGGCGGGGTTGTAAGAGCAGACTTCGCCATATGAAAACCAAGATCAAACTCGCTGTAATTGGATTCTGTGTTGGGTTCACCCTGAGCTGCGCAGTCCTCTATACCGGATGCACGACCCCGAAGGTGACAGTCAATCCGGACGGATCCAGTTCCACCAACTACGTCGTTGACCCTCGGGTGACGACCGGGCTGGCCACAGCAGGAGCGGTCAATGCAGCTACTGCGTCGATGAATCCTTATTCGCCGTTCGTGGAGATTGGACTGGGAGCGGTTGCTGCGGGCTTCGGATGGTTCGCCAAGCGCAAGAACGACAAGGCTGCCGCGAACGAGCTGCTGCTCAAGACTGTCGTGCAGGCGATTGACAACCTGGATGACCAGAAGGTCAAAGACGCCATTCAGACGCACGCCGTCAAGGTTGGCGCCGAGGGTGATCTGAACACTGCCGTCAAGAAGATCGGCAGCGGGCTGATCTAAGCCTTGAAATTCAACCGCCCAGCCGCCGCAAGCTGCTGGGCCTTTTTTCTGAGTTCGTCGCGCCAGTCGCTGCCGCGCTTTCCGGACGGCAGCGGCCTGGCAAGCTTGCTGATGACGAAACCCTTCTTGCGCGCCCCGTAAAGGCCGACCGCCACGGCATCCGCCAAGTCCGGAGATCGGCCAGTTTTGAGCTTCATGTCCTCCTTGGACTCGATCTCAATGCGGTTGCCAGAAACCATCTTCCACTCGCGCTGGGAGAACTCGGTGGCGGCCTCCTCGGTCATGCCGCGAAACTGGCCTGATTCCACCGCCATACGCACCGAGAACCACAGCTCGGTGACGAACTTTGAGTAGTAGTCGCGACAGCTAGTTCGGATTTCCGAACTGACCGCATCCTCGCTGGGCCGCGCGCCGCAATCAACTGACTGCACCTGTGGCGACCAAAGGCGCGAGAATGCAGTCACCAGTGACGTGCGCATGCCGGCGTCGAAGTAGAAATTCTCTGGAATGATGTCCCGGGCGTTGCAGGACTCCATGACGAACTTGACGATCTGGTCCTCCGGCGAGTCGGCGCCCTGGGCGGAACTGATCGGGATGGTTACCAGGTCAATCAGGGCGATGATCGTGCGCCCGTCGTTGTCGTTGGTCTTTTGGCTGATCATCGTGGTGAGCAGCTTCTCTGCGTTGATCGCCTCGGCCTCCATGCCAAACTGCAACTCCCCAAACACGCAGCGGTCGCCGCCCACGCCGCGATAGGCTGCGTCCAGGAAAGCGATCTTCGTTCGGCGCGAGTCCCGCCAGTTCGGCTCTTTGAATGCCCCGAACTTCACGCACGCCTGCCGGGTGAGGACGCGCCGACTGCCCTGACCGCGAGGCATCTTGGCCTCGTTCATCATCGTGAAGTGCCAGTCGTCCTTGCCCCAGATCAGGGCATCGTCGTGCATCTGCTGGCGCGTGATCAGGAATGGGAACGGCGGAGGCTCACCCTCTGGCGCCTTCATGTTGGGCGAGTCGCTGCCGGGAAGCTGGATGCAAATGCCGTTCGGGAATCGGGTTTTCCAGGTCTTGGTCCCGGGGGTCTGGTCAATGCCGCCTTCCCATCCGCCCAGCTCGGCAGACGGCTCGCAAAGGAAGCCGTGCGCGTTGGTTGTCTCGTTCGGGTTTCCGAGTCCGACCAGCTTGAAGTCCTCGCACTTGCTGAGGTTGGAGGCGGCATCCAGGAAGGCCCGAGGCATGAGGTTGCAGTTATGGACTATCAATCCGTTGACGGAGTAGCTTGGGTGGCCTTCGACACTGAGATTAAAGACTTCAGTATATCCACCACCCAGTCCGTCCGGTTGATTATGTCCTGATTCGAGAACCTGCACACTGCCCACCCAAGCCCCCGAAGGAATTCCACTTTCTTGTTGTCCTGCATCTTCCTCGCCAAAGAACAATGCGAACCCCCGTCCGCCTCGACCCCAAGCCTGATGATCGGAAACCCGAGGTCCACCTTGTAGCTCTGCGGGTATCCGCTGCCACGCTTCATTCCTGTTGTGATCGCATAATTCCACTTCGCTTCGGGGAATCGCTCGCAAAGAATCTTCTCCGCCGCAGTTGGGCCAGTGCCGTTCCCTCCACGGATGGAGGGTTTGTGCCCAATGCGCTTCAAGGTTTCTGACATCTTGGCTCGGTTTGCAGGGTCCTTCATTGGAGAATTTGTGGTCATGCGCTCCCGGGCTTCCTCCGCCCAGTGTGGGTTCTTCTTGTGAAGCTCCACGAACGCCTTGGAAATCTTGGCGTCTCTCGCCTTCCTGATTTCCGGCTGGCTGTGCATCCATTTCGCGTTGCAGGATAGCCCGCAGAATCGCCTGTTCTTTTCCGGCATTGGTTTCTTGCAGAATTCGCAATGTTTCATTGACGCAGGGTATGTAATGCGTCTGGTTAAGGTCAATAGCTTTCACCCAGCCTACCTGAGTTAGAAATGGATGCTCAGGGGTGCAGCGAATTTGCCTGCCATCAGCCATTGACACCAGCACCAGCGATCTCGCCAGCTTTCTTGAAGTTGCCGTAACCCTTCTTGGTCCAATCGCCGACATTACGGTGTCACCTGGGCAAATCCACTCAATGGGCATTGTCCCCATCGTGGTGTTGACCGGAGTCCCAGCCGGAAAACACTCATCCGCCAGCAGACGCACCCGCTTGTTGTGAATTCCGATCAGCGGCCCGAGCCCGACGAACTGATTCCCCTTCTTACAGGCGACCGCGATGATGCCGTTCTTGAAGTCGCGCCCGTCCTCACATTCCTCCCTTGGGTCAAGCGTGAGCATCTGCCTTCCCTCGATCAGGTATCCAGGCATCCATGGATGCTCCGACTTCACCGCCTTGTGATACTTCTTGATCATACCCCAGATGCGAAGCTCCAGGCTTTTCAGGTCGGTGGAGGATACCAGGACCGTCGTGCAAGATGAGTGGGCGTACCAGTCGGTGAGCACGTTGCCGCCGAAGCTGTCGCTCTTGCCGCTGTTGTGATGAATGAACCCTTCAGCGTAGTAGTGATGGGCGTACGGCACCTGCAAGTCGTAAAATTTCTCAACCCCGACGGGTTTTATGCTTGTGACCACATCCCGCGCAACCCATAGTCTGGGATATGAAACGTGAGAATTCAGCCTGCGAAAGAAACCGGGAATTGGTTCTGAAGATGAGCGCTGAAGGTTGTTCAATAAAACAGATATGTCGTGCGGTCGGAGCGGGTGAGCGTCACGTCCGTCCATTCCTGAAAAGGCACGACGCTGATCGAAATTTCCCGGCTTCGTTTCCAGCAGAGCGGAATAGCCAGTGGCGAGGTGGCCGTCTGATTGATAAAGATGGTTACGTCCTGGTGTATTGCCCAGGCCATCCGAATGCTCGCCGCCCGGCGAGGACCTACGTTCCAGAGCACCGACTGGTGATGTCGAACTTCCTTGGAAGGCCGCTGACCCGACGGGAAGTGGTTCATCACAAGAACAAGAACAAGGCCGACAATCGAATTGAGAATCTGGAGTTGTTTGCCAAAAACGCAGACCATCTAAGGCATGAGTTGTCGGGTCATGTTCCCAAGTGGACGCCAGGCGGCTTGGCTCGGATATTAGAATCGAACTCCCGCATAGGAGATCAGCGACGTGGCAAAAAACTCCTGTGGTCAACAAAACCAAGTGCTCCGCAGTCGCGTTGAATTTCCTTCCTGAGCTGGTGGAAACTTCGTAAATCTCGGCGACCCCCTTTACGAACGGCACCCCAGACCGGATTGGGCCAAGCGCCGTCATTACGATGGGGTGAGTATTGTTCTCGCACAGGGATCGAACCGTCGGCTCCTCCATCGTCAGCGGGTTCAGGAGCTTGGTGTCGCCGCGAACGCACCCGGCGCAGCCCATGGCGCCGATGTAGGTGTAGTTCAGGTACGCGTCGAGGCACTCCTCAGCCCAGTGGTTCTTGAACGGCCCCTTCTCCCAGATTTTGAACGGCCACGCCAGCTCCTGAAACTTGCGATAGTGATACTTCAAACCAAGTCCGGCTTCGTCGCCGTTCTGCTTGATCCACTTTCCACCCATGCGGATGCAGTCCAGTTCCATGGCCAGCGGGTCAACATGCGGCTGCCAGAAGATGCCGTAGCGCAGGAAGCGTCCCGACGACTTGTGGACGGTTTTTTTGATGAACGGAGCGGCTGGGGCGGATGCGTCAGGCATGGTTTAGCTTGTAAAGAAGATGCAGGTGGAGCAGCTTCGGGTCAATGGAATCGGATGTAATCATCACTGATGGCTCGCTCGACTTCTCTGGCGGGGTGAATTCCATCGCTGTCACCACGATGCAAAGCGAGCGCAACCCCGGCGGCTTGCCGCGCAACCAGCTCGCGTGGCTCAACAATGCAACCGTGCGCGATGGCGGCATCACGCCGCGCTGGGGATGGCAGCCGGTTTGCATCATCCATGACGGCTCAGCATTGTTCCAGGGAAAATTCACCTACTCACCGACCAGCTCCGACCCCTACGAGGTTCACTCCATTGGTGGACACATTTACGCGGTCTATCCCACCACCGGAGCTGTGATTGACCTGACAGCCCTGTTCCCCACCAACTCGCCACAATTCAATCCGCCCGATGCTCCGTATGCCTACTTTGTGCAGGCAGAGCAGTTCCTCGTGATTCAGGCGGGGGATGGGGTCACCCTGCCGTTCATCTGGGATGGTGTCACGCTTCGGCGATCCCTTGGTATAACCAATTCTGCGGTCGCGCCCGGCACTCCTGGGGTCAATGAGATTCCCGCCGCCACGGCGATGGACTATTTCATGGGCCGCCTTTGGTACGCGCAGGACCGGCAGGTCAACGCGGGGGATATTGTGCGCGGACCTTCCGGAACGGTGGCCTACGAAAATACCGATTCCGTCCTGAACGTCACCGAGAATCCCATGGTGCTGGATGGTGACGGCTTCACCATCCCCTCCAGTGACGGCACGCTCATTCGCGCCATCAAGCACAGCGCCAACATTGACGCCGCGCTGGGGCAGGGCCGGCTGTTCGTCAGCACGCGCAAGGCGATCTACGCGCTCAACGTGCCAGTCACCCGCAACGACTGGATTGCTGCCGACAACAATAACCAGCCGCTGATGACGGTGGTGCAGCTCGACAACGGCTGGGTCAACGACCGCTCGGTGACAACGGTCAACGGCGACCTTTTTGGCCAGTCGCTGGAGCCGGGCATCCGCTCACTCAATCAGTCCACGCGCTTCTTCGGCCAGTGGGGCAACATTCCAATCAGCGCCAACGAGCAGCGCATCCTGCAATTCAACGACCGGGCGCTGCTTCGATTTTCCAGCGGCATCTACTTTGACAACCGGCTGCTGCAAACCGCGCTTCCAGAGCAGCGGTCGCAAGGCGTGGTGCATCGCGCGCTCATTCCGCTGGACTTCGTTCCGATCAGCTCGTTCGCGCAGCAGAAGATGCCGAACTGGGAGGGCATGTACGAAGGGCTCAGCATCCTGCAAATGGCCACCGGAGATTACGGTGGTCGCGAGCGTGCATTCGCCACTGTTGTCAACGAAGCAAATGAGATCGCGCTTTGGGAGCTGACAGATCATGAGCGATTCGACAACGGCGATAGCCGCATCCCGTTCATCGTCGAGACGCCGGCGTTCACCTGGGGCGATGAGTTGAGCCTGAAGAAGCTGGTGGGCGCAGAGCTATGGATTGACCGCCTCTTTGGCAAGGTGAACTTCTTCCTGGAGTTTCGACCCGACGGCCAGGCGTGCTGGATTTTGTACCACATGTGGGACAAGTGCTCGACCAAGAACTCGTCCGAGAGCGTTAGCGCCCCTGCGGGATACCCGCTTACTCCATGCTTGGAGTCATATTTTTCCACGATGACCATGCCGAAACCGCCAGCAAGTTGCGCCACAGCGACCGGGCGGCCATCCGACCAGTTCTATCAATGCCAGCTTAGGTTAACTGTTAAGGGTTTTTGCCGCATACGTGGGATTTACCTGCACGCGACCAAGCTGGGCAGGAAGTTGTATGATCGCATCACCTGTTAGCGGTGTTAGCGAAGCCAGTTAAGATTACGAATGATTCGGCTCGCCATCTCACCGCTCACGCCGAACTCTATCCCGATAGATTCGTACGTGGTTACGCCCGGAATGTGCAATGAGCGCATTCGGTCAACTTGGTGTTGGGTTAGCTTTTTCATGCCGTGAGATTCGCCCCTCGCGCCTCGCTTCTTTGCCCTCATGTCCGCAAGATTCTCTGCCCTGGTCCCGAGGAACAGGTGGCTTGGGTTTACGCATGGCGGGTTGTCGCACTTGTGGCAGACGCACATCCCGTCCGGCACTGGGCCGAAATGCAGCAGCCACGAAGCGACGTGCGATTTTATCGGAGCACCCAAGTGGCCCCCTTTTCCGATCTGGCCATATCCGAAGTCGTGACAGCTCGCCGTCCACAGCCAGCACCCCCGGTCGTAAGGCACAATCAGGACCTTATCCCAGAACCGATCAGCGAAAGTTGGTGAAAGACCTTGAGAGGCCAGGTACTCAGAAGTAATCTCGATTTGCATCAGTCAGTCGTTTTGATTGTTTGCCGCGCCTTCGGATGCTCAAACATCGCGAGGGCAATTTAGTTTTACCACAGAGCCTTCATGGTGTAAAGGTTGGGCGTGGCCACATTTCCATGCGCCAAGCCTTGCATTGAATGCCCTCCGCCTCCTCCGGGGGCGGAGTTTCTCGGACTGTCTCCGAACAATCCGTCGAACCCGTTCGCCAACCTGTCCAGCGAAGCACCTGATGTTGATCTGTTCATCTCGCGCCGCTTCACGCCGTCCGGGCTCGGAAATCCGCCGTTGGGCTCGGTGTGGTATTCGGTGGGCTGTTTGGGTTTTGCGATCTCAAACGTGTCGCAAGCTGACGCTGACCTTCTGGCGGCGCAGCAGGCAGTCGAGTGCACCGGCAATGAGTGGCCCACGAGTGTGGTGCCCAATCCAAACGTGCCACCAAACCCCGGCGATCCACCCACCCCGCCTGAGCCGCCGATCATCACACCGCGCCCGGTATTCATGAACCAACAGCAGTCGTGTGATTTCACCTGCCCAGATGGTTCGACCTACACCTACACAGTTCCGGCAGGATTGTTCTCAGCCTTCTCACAGGCCGCAGCAGACGCGGCAGCGCACTCGTATGCCTGCACCCTGGCAGTGGACAATCAATCCTGCTTTGGGCCAGCTCCGCTGGAACGCATCTGCTCTGGGGCGAGTTACAGCTCATCCATCAGCGTGTCGTCCTCCAATCTGCCAATCACGTTCACGTTCCAGTCTGGCGATCTGCCTCCCGGGATCACTCCATCGCAAAACACGAACACGCTGTTCCTGAATGGGACTCCGACAACTCCTGGAGATTATGCTCTCCTGCTGCGGGCAACCGACAGCACTGGCTCGTTCGTAGAGAAGGCTATCACGATTTCAATCTTCGGGATCGTGAACGACGAAGCTCTGCCGATTGGAGCGGTTGACGAGGCGTATTCTGAAACGCTGGTCGCCGCCGGGGCTGAATCGCAGCCGGTCACATATGTTGTCATCGCTGGCGCGCTCCCGGATGGCCTCTCACTTAATTCGTCAACTGGCGAAATATCAGGAACTCCGACCACGGCTGAGGAGGCGGTGTTCACAGTGCGCATTTCAAACGGCCTGATTAGCTGTGACAAGCAGTTTGCGCTGCTAGTTGAGTCTGCGGATTGTCCCAACTGGGATGAGCTTGCATGGACATCATGCACTCAGAACGGATCGGGGGTTGCGTTTCCCTGCCCAGTGCCAGCGCAGTCCGGTTATTTTTTAGTGTCTGCTGGTGACGGAGACTGTAATTTTGGTCAATCGCAGGTGGTGGGAGGCATGGACTACTCCGGAACAGGCTGTAATTGCAACCTCCACATAGACTGGGACGGAGACGCATCCTTTGGCGGCGTGCAGGTTGACGTTGACGGCGTTACGGTCATCAATTTCCAGGTAGGCGCCAATCCTCCTGGTGCGTACGATTTCCCATTCTCGCTACCGGACACAGCGGGTGGCACGATCCCGATATTTGTCGGATCAACCATGCAGCCCGGCGGGTGCGAGACTGGAATTATTGAAGGAACATTTTCCAACACCCCATAAACACCTCACAACCTTATGCAAAAACTCAGACTCTACGACATGCGCATGAGTCGGCTGCCTGGCTTACGGGATGTGCTTCCACGCCTTGCGCTGGACCACAAGAAGGATCAGCTTTTTACTCACCTTGAACAAGGAAGCCAGCCTGGCGTAGGACACAACCCCCGGTCGGTACATGGATCGGATTTCAACAACAGCCCTGTCTGTGAGCTTGGCTTCACCATGAAGCTCGCCCTTGAGGGTGGCTGCGCGGCCCTTTTGCGCCATGTCCTCCATGTTCTGTTTATGCGTTCCAAGGAAAAGGTGGGACGGATTTACGCACGCTGGATTGTCGCACTTGTGACAGCATTCAAGGCCGGACGGAATCAGGCCGTTGGTGTATTTCCATGCGAGCCTGTGGGCCATTTCGGGGCTTGGCTTGCTGCGCGTTTTTGTCTTTCTCGCCGGAAACTCAGTGAACCTTCCGTAGTTCTTGATGGTCCTCTCGCCGAGCCAAATCCAGCATTCGGATGGGTCGCCTTTTTGAACTTTTCGCCAGAATCGTATTTCGGGTGGGGTTTTGGATACCATAACAAGTGGGAACATCGCCCATCAAAATGAAAGTGTCAACCGTATGCAAAGACTGAGGTTATATGATTTGAGAATGAGCCGCCTTCCAGGGCTGATCGGTCTGTGCCAATCTGACGTTAATGGCGTGGCCGAGGCTGTGAATACAGCACAAGAAAGGCTCATTTACGCCAAGGAGTCAGGAGAAGAAGGGTGGTTCAACACGTTCGCTGAGATCGTGTTCAACGTCAGCCGCGCGCAGCCCTACATCACTCTGCCGCGTGAGGTGGCGCGGCTTGAGGTGATCAATGTCTGCAACAAGCCCATCCCGGTCCAGAACCAGTTCTACGAGTATCTGTCGTTTGGAAACGGACGCATGCCCAAGACTGACCGCCGCTGCGCTGGGCCGGAGATCAAGGAGGCATACTCCCGCAACAATGCGGTCGTGTTCACCGAGATGACCAGCGCACCGCAGTTCATTTCGGTTTACCTCACTGACGCTCAAGACATCGGCAAGCGCATCTTGATCCAGGGCCTGGATGCTGATGGAGCGACCATCTACTCGCAGGATAACGAGAACCAGGTGACTGGCGTGTTCCTGGCACTGGCCAGCCCGTCGGTTATGACTGCGATGACATTGAGCGATCTGCAAGGCATCCAGAAAGACATCACGGTGGGGCAGGTGCGCATCTATCAGCACGATCCCAACACCGGCGACGAGGTGCTGCTGCTGACCATGGAGCCGGGCGAGATGACCGCCTCCTACCGTCGCTACTACTTCTCGAACTTACCGTGCGGATGCTGCGCTGCTCCAGGAGCAACGGATGACACCACTGTGCAGGTGACTGCCATCGCGAAGCTGGAGCCGATCCCTGTCAGGGTGGACACTGACTGGCTTCTCATTCAGAATCGCCAGGCAATCATTGCGGAATGCCAGTCGGTGCGGTATGACGAGATGGACACCCAGGCCGCCAAGCAGATGGCGCGGGAGCGACACGAGCACGCCATTGGGCTACTCAACGGCGAGCTGGCGCATTACATCGGCAAGGAGAGCGTGGCCGTTGGGTTCGCTCCATTCGGAAGCGCACGGCTAAGTCGCCGTCGCATCGGCAGTCTAATTTGAAAGGAATTTTATGGCATACCTCGACTACGTTCCGCCCGCAGCACTGCCAGCCACTGGCTCAACCGGCGCCCCTTATTCCGATCTGGCGTCAGGCGTAAACCAGTTCATGACCGGTCAGGCGGTTGCGCCATATCTGGCCAACTTGCCGAACTACGCCAACATGGTCGGACAGCGCAGCGAGAACATCGGACAGCAACTGGAGGGCGAGCTGCCGCAGGACGTGCTGAACCAGATCATGCAACAGGGGGCCGAGCGGGGGATCATGACTGGAGCTTCCGGCTCGAACAACGCCAACAGTGCAATGCTGCGAGCGCTGGGGCTGAACTCACTCCAGATGCAGCAGCAGGGCTCACAAGGGCTCACCCAAGCCATCGCTGACACGCCCGTGCCGGAGATATGGAATCCAATGTCGCTTTACGTTCCGACGGTGCTGGGGCAGCAAGAGCTGGATGCGGCCAGGGCAGGCAGAGCTTCAGCGGCAGTTTTGGACACCAACGATCCCGGATCAACCTATAACCAGTGGTCGCAAGGGGCCACTAGGAATTACGGGTTCCGAAAGACCAACAAGTGGTCGTAAAACATCATGCCAACCGTTAAATCATTCACTGGGTTCGCGGGAACGCCTGGAATCGGCAGCGCGTTTATCGGCGCCGCCAACAACATGGCCAGCATCATCTCGGCTGCCAGGGAGGCGGCCAACCAGTTGCAGCTTGGGCGCGAGAAGATTCAGGCCGACATGGCTCAGGCGAGCATGGCGGCATCGGCGCGCAGCCAGGCGCTCCAGTCGCAGGCGCTGCGCGACGAGCAGGAGCTGCGCGTCAAGGAGCAGTACCAGCAGGCCCAGCTTGGACTGAAGCGGCGCGAGCTTGACCAGGCTGAGCAGATCGTCGGGCTCAAGACTCAGGAAGCAGCGCAGCAGTTCCAAGCGCAGCAAGGCTTCGAAAAAGAGATGGCATCGCTGACTTCCGGGGGCATGGACATCAATGAGGCATTCCAGAATGCCGCAAGGAAGTTCGGCCCGCAGATGGGCGGAATCCCGGCGGCGGCCTATGGTGAAATGTTGCAGCCTGGCGGACAGGCGGCTGGGGCGGATTACGGATCGTTGCAGAAGGTCATAGGGCCAGACGGAAGTCCGATCAAGGATTACGCATGGGGGCAGACCGGCCCCCGCTCCCGCCAGCTCATACAGCTTCCCAAGAGCATGGAGGAGGACACCCAGGTCAAGCCAATCGAGGGGATGCCAGGATTCGTGGAGCGCGGCAACAAGGTGTACCGATTGGACGAGCCGCAAGAGGTGAAAGACCTGCGCAAAAAGCGTGATCGGTTGGAGTTGGCACACGAGAAGGATGAGAAGGGCGCGCTCGCTTATCAGACTCCGGACAAGGAGTTGAAAGGCGGCCAGAAGCAATTCAAGGCCGCCTATGTGCAGCGCATGAAACAGATCACCGAAACTCAGGACAAGATCGCCGCCATGACTGCAACGAAGCCGACTTCCGACCCAGCGCCGAAGTTGCAGGACTACGAAGGCAAGCCGGTTCGCGACAAGCGCACCGGCCAGCTTGGGCGCATAATTAACGGGGAGTTCGTTCCCGACGAGGAGCAATAAGATGCCGATCAATTTGGATGATTACGAGCTGGTCGAGGAGGAGGGCGATTACGAGCTGGTGGAGCAACCGAAAGCGACCCTCCCTGCTGCTCCAATCGAGCCCGGGGTTTTCCAGCCTGGCTGGAAGCCTTACCAGGACGAAGTTCCAGAGGCCGCCCCAACTGAGCGCGGCGTGTTCGGCGCTGACTTTGCGCCCTATCCGGAAGTGGCCGACCCCTACGGTCAGAAGCAGGCTGCCGAGGATGCTCGCCTGGAAGCCTTCCGCAAGGAGGCAGGAGTTGCAGAAATCCCCACCGGCCTCAAGGCAGCCACCGCTCTAAGCAGCGGCTTCACCAAGGCGGGCCACCTGCCAGCCAAGACCCTTGCATCGCTTCAGGACATCACCGGCCTTGCCAGGGTGCTGGACGCAGTGGACTTCATCGGCCCAGAGGGTGGCTGGCAGAGCAATACAGAGGCGGTGCTGCGACAGATTGCCGAGAAAGAACGCCGCATGGCCATCTCTGACGAGGCAGTTCATGGCAACACTGTCCCCTATCAGATTCTTGAAGGGTCTGCGCGTGGTGCGGCCGAGCTGCCATACCAGATGCTGCCGGCGGCTGGGGCTCGCAATGTCGAGCAGGCCCTGAAGATCGCCTCCGGAACGGCAGGCTTCCTGGGCGGCACGCAGCAATATGCCCAGGATCGCGGCGAGGGCCGCTCCGTGGCCGAGGCCGCTCCCCGAGCCATCCTGAGCGGCATCATCACCGCCATGACCACGCGGGCCTTTGGTGCGACCGGGGCTGAATCCATCCTGCGCAGCCAGGGCATCGGCGGCATCAAGGCCCGCCTGAAGGATGTGTTCATCCAGGCTGGCCATGAAATCCCCGAGGAGATGATTGACCAGATGGGTCAGGACATCCTGGAGCGCCACGACAACAACCCCGGCAAGCGCCTGGAAGATTCCATCAACGAAGTTCTGATCGCCGGTGCGGTGGGTGGCATCGTGGGCGGCAGCGCCAGCGCGGTGCGCAACGCCATGCCCTCCGCCGGGCGACCTCGGAATTCCGAGATAGATCAACCCCAGGACCTGTCAGGAGTCCGGCTTGACCAGCCAGCTCGTGAGCCAGCAAAGGTGGCTGAGGAGTTCCATCAGCTCCAGCAGATGGAGAAGGACAACAAGCTGGATGCCGAGTCCGCTCAACGGTTGCAGCAGTTGCGCAACGTGTCCGAGTCTGGGCTGAGCGCTCAAGATGTGGACTACCTGGAGCAGGAGCGGGTGGGCATGGGGCTGGAGTCCAGCTACACCATTGGGGATAACCCTGATGATCCGTTCACCGGGCAGGTCATGAGGGCCAACACCATCACTGGCAAGGTGGAGGTCAATCCATTTGAGCTGGCGATGCAGATGCAGGGCATGAGCCCTGATCAGCGCAAGGCTTACATCAAGGCGGCCCTGTCCGAGGAGCAAATCCATCTGGCGACGCCACGCGAGACTGCTGACAAGTTCATCTCCAGCGCCACCGGTATCGAGAAGTTCCTGGCCGGCTGGCGATACACCGGGAACATCAGCGGAAAGCCTCAAGTTGGGAATCTCAGCAAGCGCCAGCTCGGCCATGAGATGCTTCGCTCGCAGATTCAGCGCATGCGCGGCATCACTCGCACTGAGCTGGCGGCCACGGTGAAGTCTGGTCAGCTCACCACCAAGATTCTGCTGGCCACCGAGGACGCCATCTTCGACATCCGCAAGGCGCTTGGAACTAAGGCCAGCAAGGAACAGCTCGCTGCGCTGGATCAGGTGGAGAAGAACGTCAAAGAGGGCCTCAAGATTGCCGCTGGCATGGAGGCTGGGTCTGACGACCCGGCAGTCATGACCCGCGCCGCCGAGAAGCGCATCGCAAAACTGCGCGAGGAGCGCGTGGCTCGCATTGAGGCCGAGGAGCGCGCTGAGCGGCTGAACACCATCAGCGGCCCGGACATGGATGCTCGGATTTCCGAGCTGAACGCCAAGAGCCAGGAGGGCGTGCTGAGCGATGCCGACCAGGACGAGCTGCGCTTCCTGCGCGTGGAGCGCGACAAGCGGGCTGACCAGGACTTCTCAGCGACCCTGCGCATCCCTGGCAACGCCGTGCCCGAGGTGAACACCTTCATTCAGGCCATCATCAATCCAGAGGGCCGCATCGCCAGCCGCTCCGACGACCCTGGCGTTGCAACTGCCGTCAAGACCGGGCTCGCACTCAAGAGCGTGGACGACCTGAACGCGCTGCTCTCGCTGAACAACAAGATGCGCAGTCGGCTCAAGGCCCTGCGTGCCAAGCGCAGCTCGGGGGAGAGCCTGACGGCGGATGAGAGCAAGGAGATGTTCAACCTGATGGGGCGCGTCCAGTTCCCGCGTGAAGCGGTGGAGGCGGCGACCAGCACTGGCGGGTGGATTGAGGGCACTCCTGGCAATAACTATGGCCCGCGCCCGCTCGACGTGAACGAGAATCCGGGGGCACGCAAATGGATGGCTGAGCACGGAGCCGAGATGGGGATCGAGATGGAGGATGCGCCGGCCACCCTGCGGCTCTACCGGGGATCAGATGACTCCACCGCTGGCGGCACGTTCTGGACTTCTGACCCGAAATATGCGGCCCGGTTCGGCGGCAACATCCAAGAGGTGACACTCAGCCGCGAGGAGGCCGCCGCCGCACGCAAACGCGCCCAAGGCAAAGGCAACGGAACGCCGAATGTTTACGAGATCACTCCGGACCAGGCGAAGAAGGCCAAGCCGTCAGAGCCAATCGAGCAGGAGGTTTACGACCTGGCCGCCACGCTGCGGCGCTTGCCCGACCCGCCGAAGATCACGACCACTGAGGTACATGACAACCCCAAGTCGGCAGTTCAAAAACTTCAGGACTACTTCTTCAAGGCAACCACCCCGGACGCGCCGCAGACGCAGATCGGACTGAAGCCCATGTTTGAGGCGTTCAATGAAGCCTACGATAAAATTCACTCCGTAGTGATTGAAAGGATTCGGCAGGATTACCCCGGGCAGGTGGTGGAAGAAACAGACGAGAATGGAGCGCGCCGCACTGTTATCGGTCCTGGGGTTCCGAGTGATGATGCAAACGTCTCTGCCATGCAATGGCTGGAGCGTATGGCGGAAAGCGTTGACGACTACTTCTTGAGTCGCCCTCCCGGCGACGACGAGCAATCCTTCCCCGCCGCCATCCGTCGCGGTGGTCCGTCCAAGCGCGGCCAGGAGATTGCCGAGCAGATGCGCCGCATTGCTGAGATGCGAGCCAAAGCCAAAGGCGAGGAGCTGCCGCCTGAGCTGCAAAGCAAAACCGGACCAGCCTCCGGCTCAGTGGATGCGCCGGTTGCACCTGAAGATCGCGAAGCTCCCGAGACGTTTGGGTTCATCACGCCGACGCCAGCCGACGTTACCCGCAACGCCCAAGAGGTGCTGAGCGGCGACATCTCAGTCAAGCCGATGGCGGCGCGCAAGCCCAAGCCTGCGCCCGCGAAACCGCTGACCCCAGAGCAGGCCGCTGAGGCTGCCGCCAAGGAGCGTTTCCCATCGCCCAAGTTCAACCGCCCCACCTTCCAGGCGTTCGTTGATTCCTTCACTGGTAAGGGCATGCGGGCCGTTGCTCCTGCCAAGCTGCGGGAGGCATGGGAGGATTCAGTGTGGTCCAGTCTGATGAATGCCAGCGGTGCCCGGCTGGAGTCCTGGCGCAGGGCGCTGGGAATGGAGAACAACTACGGCACGGCGGCAGTGGTTGACCCAACGACGGCGGCGCAGGACGATCAGGACCGCCCCAAGTATCGCTCAGAGCGAATGGCGACCGCCCAGGAGGCCGGCGAGGCCACCATTGACTGGCGCAAGCTGGCAGCCACCCGAATGACAGAGACGGCCAAGCGCGCCTCCGCCAAGCGCCGCTACCGCCTCACTCTGATTGACGCCCTGGCCAACCGGCTGATCGAGGAGTCGCACGATGGTCGTCCCGACATCAGTCGCAACACCGTCACGGTGGACGACGTGGATTTCGGGAACGAGCTGATCACGTTCAGCCCCTACACCAACATCCAGAGGTCTGACCTGACCAACATCAAGCGCCTGTACGCCATTTTAAGGGACGGGGCACGCGGTAGCTCCTCTGACCCGGAATCAGCCTCCCGACGCCTGGTAGCCGTCGCTGACGCGCAGGGCCAGGCCTACCTGCTGTCCACCTACAATGACGCTGGAGTCCAGCGCGTGGTATCCCCGCTGGGCACTGGGATGCGCCATCGCCCACACCAGGTCCTGGACGCTGCGTTCCTGAAGCAGTTCCGCCCCTTTGCCTCCATCCTGCTGACCGATCCCATCCAGGGGTTCAAACAGCAGTTCAAGTCGGTGTCGGAGTTCAATGACCAGTTCGGTCGTGAGGCGTCCGACCGTGCACGGATTGGGGACTGGGAGATTGTGCCTGAAGGGCCTGCGCCGGGCGACTTTGAGGTTGATACCCCAGATTCCGGGCAGGGCGGTGCGGGAATTGAAGGTGAAGGCGGGTCGTTCATGGGCCCAGCAAAGGACATTGTGGCCCAAGTTCAGGGCGGGCGGGCGATGGAAACCGCCGCCAAGCTGACCGACAACGAGGCCAGCGCCATGCTGGACCATATTCAGGACGAGGTGGGGATATTTGATTCGCCCGGAGACGTTGAAAACGCCCTAGTAGCCCTGGCTGATGAAGCGGAGCGCGGGGAGTTGTCCAACCATTCACGAGTCGTCATCAACGGCTACCGCAAGATTTACGACGCCATCGCAGCTCGGAATTCCGAACTAACCCCCGAGCAGGTGATGGATCGGATGGTCAGCGAGATTTATGAAAACTTCGAAACATCCCAAACGGCGGCGGCCTTTGTCAAAAAGAGCCTGGCACAATTTGCGCCCGAAGGTCCTCGCACTGTTGGACCGCCGGCCAAGACAGCCCCAGTCCGCGACCTGACCCAGATGCGGGACGTCGCGCCGACCACGGTGCGTGGGCTGCAAGGGCCAGCCATGCCACCCGAAGTGGCGGGACGCCTACGAGGTGCTCCGCCTGTTAACCCGGCAGAATCGGATGCAGAACGCGCCGCCCGCGAGAAGTTCATCCAGGAGCGCAGCCAGGCCGTCGGCTACACCCGGCCTCTCAGCGAGATGTCGAAGGAAGAATGGAGCAAGCAGGCTGAGCGCGAGGCTCAGGCAGCCGGCGGAAAGCAGCTCGCCGAGCTTCGCAGCAAGGAGGGCGCTTTCAAGGTCCGCAACCGCATCATCCGCAAGTATGGCGCTCGCCCAACCATTGAGCAGGCCCAGCAGATTTTCGATCAGAACTTCCCGGAGGAAGGACAGTTTCCGGCCACGCTGCGCCGCCGCGCTGGCCCAACGATCACGAACCTGATCCGCGACTTCGGCTCCAGCTACGACTCATGGATGGTGGATCGCATTGAGCGGCACGGCAGCCCGCTGGCCATCGAGGCTGCTGAGGCGTTCCGGAAGATCATTGACCGGCAAAAGAAGCTCTATGGCGAATTAACGCCCAACCTGGACCCAGCCAAGCGCGCTGCTGGAGGGAACCGCATGCCAGTGCCAGCTCCAGCAAGGGCGTCCCCTTTGCAGCGCACACTGGCATTTCTCAGCAAGATTGACCCAATCCGGGTTTCGCCGCGCCATCTGAAAGGCATGAAGTGGTTGAACGAGCCGCAGCCGTATCCAGAGGCCAAGTTCGTGGCGGCGACGCGCGTCGTCGGAGCGATGGAGGGAACGCTGCGCGGCGTGCCGATTGAGGCTTCTGAGGTGATTACTCCTGCACAGGTGTCCAACCTGGAGATCGGGCGATTGTTCATGCGCGTGGTCCCCAGCTTCAAGGCGGGCGGACTGTTTCAGCGCAACATCAACGCGGCGGCTTATGAAGTGATCCGCACCGGACCACGCCCCAAGCCAGAAGGCAAAGAGCCGGAAGCTCCTGGCCTTTGGGAGAAGTGGACCGCCGGATTGGCGCGAATCAACAAGCTGCCAATTGCCGGCGTGCGCGAGTTTTTCATGGAGTGGAAAGGGATGCTGGACACCCCGGGCATTGACGCCACTTCCATTGAGCGGTTCAACCAGGACTTCTCGCGCCGCTTCCCCAAGGTGGTTACACACATCCGCCACAATGGGCACTGGCAGCCTGTCGTTCACTCCGACCTATTTGGATACCTTGAGAGTTCTGCGCAGCGCGCCAGCCATGCGGTCGCGTTTCGCGAAGTGTTCCCGTTCAATCCCGCCGGACAAGAGAAGCTGAAAGAGCTAGTCAAAGGACTGAACCGGGGACTGCCCGCGAACTACCAGAAAGACCTACAAGCATTTATCGCGTCCCTGCAAGGCCACCCTACCGATGACTACTCAGGTCGGGAATTCTTTGGGTCAACCCAGGTTGGCGGCACGTCGTTGCGCCTTTTCAACCAGACCATCGGCAACCTCATGGCGCGCCTGGCGCTGTCGGGCCAGTTGTTCGTGCAGCCGGGAGAAGTGATCGCCGGTGCGACGCCAGCGTTCCTGGGCTACAAGGCATACCTGCGCGGCCTCGCCCAGATCAAGCAGCTCTACCCCGAGATGGAGCGGGCGGGCATGGTTAACCGGGTCATTTACGATTTCGCCTACGACTCCAAATCGCCAGTGCGCTCGGCGTTCAAGATCTCCAGCAATGCGATCTCCAAAATCTTCGTCGAGCAGGCGTTCAACGAGCTGCAAGAGGCCGGCGCTGCCGCCGCCGCGCGCATCACGGCGCAGGACATCACCAGCGGCAACCTGACCGACTGGCAGAAGCGCATGCTGCCGCAGACGTTCAAGGCGATGGGCTTCAACCAGGATGAAGTGATGGGCCTGATGCAGGGCGATCCTGACTTGCTCGGCCAGTTTGAGCGCAAGGCGTCGGCGTTCCTTACGTCGGGCAACAAGGCGATTGCCGAGGGCAGCCGCCTTGGGGCGAACCGGTTGTTCAACTCGATCTTCCGCTTCCACTCGTATCCAATGATGAAGCTGAATCAATTTCGGCGCGTGCTGATGGCGGCGTCGGAGGCGTGGCTGGAAGGCGGTAACGCGTGGGAGAAGCGCACGTCCACCGAGCAGCTCGCCCGCTTCTTGTTCGGCACAGCAGCGCAGGGTGTGCTTACGGTGGGAATCACGTCGCTGTTCTTCAGCGGCATCAAAGGGCTGGAATTGAAGCTGGAGGAAGCGAAGGACGATCCGATGGAGTTTCTGACGGAGGCGTTCCTGGCCACGCTGTCAGGCCCGATGTATATCATCTGGCGCGGGCTGAACGCGAAGGGTATCCTTGGGGTTGGTGAGAGCGTCACCCGCACCGCGTTCCCCTACACCATCACCACCGACCTGATTGACTTTGGACAGCAGGCGGGAAAATACCGCGACCTGAGCACGTTTGATCGCATTGGGAAGTTCGCGTCCAGCAAGATTCCAGGGACCAAGGCAATCCGGACAGTGCTGTCGTGGGTGGGACTGTCGCAGAACGATCAGTATCTCGACGCATCCATTGACGCGTTCAAGCGCTGGCGGCGGGACTACGAAGGGTTCAAAGAGGTGCGCGACTTCAGCGACACGGACGTGCGCGCTGATTTTCGGGTGGAGATCAAGAAGGCGGTGGAAGCGTTGAAGGACGGGAAGGCTGATGAGTTTTACGAAGCGTGGCAGAAGGCGTCGGAAGTTTTGCTGACGCTGGAGAACGGCGGAAGCATGACCGAAGCGTTCACGCGATCCAAGATTTTGAAGAAGGTCAACGGGGCGAAGCTCACCGATGAGGACGTGGAGGCGTTGCGCGCCCGCATCGGTGATGATGCCTACCAGCGGCTGGAGTACTTCGACCTGATGCTGGAGGAGGCCGCCAAAGGCGTCATCCTACCGAAGTTCGACGAATAATCACACCCTCGGCGGCATGATCGCCGTCATCGCCTTCAGATACTCCATGGCCGCCGCGCTGGCTTCGCTGGCGAGCTTATTGAGTGTGGACGCCTGCGCCGCACTGGCTGGCTCTTTGCGATACGATTCGGCGAAGTGTGAGGCCATCTTCAGCTTGTCGGCGGCCTTGGCGAGCAGTTCCTGTTTTTCGTGTGCCTTCATATTGGTTCAATGGTTATTTCAGTTCTCTCATCGGACTTGTGTGAGACTTTAGCTTGTCGGACCTGGTAATCCAGTCCGCCAACCTCATCGCTGGCGAGCAGTCCGGCGTAGCGGAGCGCATCCACAAAGTATTTCCCGATGAGCGCATCATCGTCAGCAAGTCTGACTCGGAAGCTCGTAATGACAACAGCATAGCGGCCTGCGTTTTTTTCTTCTCGGTGTGCTGGCCGCGCCACGACAGCTTCAGCAGGGCGTTTAAGGTTGGCACGCGATGGCGCACGACGATTTTCATAGGCTTCAAGTTGCTCTCTGGTCCAGGTTGGCATAGTTCATTTTGGTTTGTTCCACACGAGTTGATTTGCGATTGATTCAAAGGTCGCCAGGCTTCCGCCGGCCTGCAAGAAGCTCCGCAGGTCCTTACAGGGAAGCGTGACGATGCGAGTTGGAATGGTCAGGATGGCGGCTAGGCTGCGGGCTCCGTCCAGACCTGGGTTGTAAAACACCCCGCCGCCGACTGACCGCTGTCGGTCCTGATCCACGTCGGCAACGATGGTGATTCGCTTGATCTTGAGCCGCTTCACGGTGGCCACGATGTCAGTGGCGCACGCGGAGCAGTTGGGCCGTCCGATGACGAACATGCCCATGGTGAGCGCCGCCGCTGAATCGGTCGGCCCTTCGCACACCACGCACTCTGGCTGTGGCTCGCACTGTGGCAGGAAGATGCCATTGTGACTTCCTGGCAGCGCCCACTTGCGCCCGTTCTCGTGGCGCATGCGGATGCCCACCGGGCTGCCGTCACCGCAATACATAGGGAAGCCCCATACCTTGTGCTGATCGGTGGCGATGCAGCCCAGCGTGCGCAGCGCGGCTGCGGATACCCCAAGCTGATCGGCCAGAATCTTGGGGTCGCGAATACTGAATGGGGACCGCGCCCAGGACTCCAGCTTGAGCCGGACATTGAGCACTGGGGGCGGCGGCTCGGATTTCCGAGCTGGCAGTGGCAGCGGCTTGGCGTCCTTGCGGTGGAAATACATCACCGTCCCGTCCGCGAACGTCTTGCTGCGAGCGCTGGGCACACGAGCGCAGAGAGCGATGTCCACGCCCAGCATGCACCACGAATCCTTGCCGCACGCTGGACATGGGTTGGCCTTGGAGACTCTACGCATGGCGCTCATGATCTTGGAATGCTGACATCGCCGTTGTCCACGCCGGGCAACTGGGGCGTCTGGAACTCGGCCAGCTTCTCGCCCAGATTGCCCAGTCTCGTCTCGCGCCAGCTTATCTGAGCGCGAATCTTGTCCGCCTGTTCGCGGATGCTGCTGACGCGGTGCTGCTCGCAAGTGCCCAGCAACCGGCTCGACAGGAATTCCAGGTCGTGAACGCGGACACACATCTTCGCGTGCTCGGCCTTGTATTTATCAATCAGGGCGATGATCTCGTCCTTGGTGGTAAAGCGTGGTTTCATAGGTCAGAATGGAATTTCTGAATCCTCTCCGTCGTCTGCGGGATGCGTCGGCTCTGCTGCCGCTGGCGCTCTCCGGTCCCGCTCGCCAATGCGCTCCACGGCGTTGCCAAGGATTTCGCCCTTGATGCCCTTGTCGCGCTCCTCTTTGGTGACAGACTGCAAAACCATGTGCGTCTGCTCGTCGCGCTGGTCGCCGTACTGTGTTGGCCTGGTTGGAATCAGGACCAGGTCCAGATACTGCGGGAGCACGTCCTTTCGGTTCTTCTTACGACCTTGGAACAGGCGCTTTTTGTCTATCAAAGTGACATCCAGCTTGCAGGTAATAATGTTAGGCATAATTCAGTTTTGTGGTGTTAGTTGTGATTGTTGTCCATGTCCGTGCTCGAAAAGGTAGCTGGCCATCATTAGCGCCAAGTGAGGGTTGTCCTCAATCATGCCGATTGTCAGATTGCATCGCGAGCACAGCAGGTCGCGAACCTTGCCAGTCTTGTGGCAGTGATCCACGCCGAAGCATCCGCTCTTATACCCTGAATCTTTACTAAAGCAGCACGCACATACGAAGCCCTGCTGATGCAGCATGAAGTTGTAATCCTCCATTGTGATGCCATAAACCCTCTGGAGTATCTTGTCCTTGAACCTCCCTTTGTCGGCTTTGTATCTGGCCTTCATGTATTCGGAGTATCTGGCGCTGTTCTTGGCCCGCCACGCTACGGCCTTGGACTTAACAGTCGTGGAGTTTTTCTGATAGTAGGATTGGTTTTCGGACTTAATGCAATCCCTGCATCTAGGGTATCTTCCCTTGGATTTTGACCACGCAACCTGTGGGTATCGTGCGTTGACGGCGAATTGATCAATCTTCTTTTCAGTGTGGCATTTTGTGCATGTTTTAGTCATGGCTTCCTCCATCCGTTTCTGGCCAGAGAATCCAAAATCTTAGATGCCTGGTCATACGGCATTGTTGCGTCTGTGTATCCATATCGAGCTAGAACTTTTAACTGTTTTAGGCTGGCCAACTTGGCGTCCATCCGTTTGAACATTGCTGTCAGTAGCTGCCGCCCCTGGGCGTATGGAATGGTGTCCGGGTTGACGCCCTGACGAAGCAGGTAGGCTTTCTGTTTTTCTGACAAGGTCCGACCATTGTCCCAGCCTCGCGTCTTTACCGGCGCGATCTGGAGCATGTCGAATGGACTGACGGACCGGGCGGAGTAGTTGACCTTCGCCACCAGCCGCGCCTTGCGAGCTTCCTCGGCGCGGCGTCGCTCCTCGGCCTCCTGGCGGATTTCCTCATCGGCCTGATCGAGCGCATCCGACATGCGGACCGCCCCGCCGTCCTTCTTAGCCTTGATGATGGCTCGCTCAATCGCCTCGTCGCTGACCTTGCCGCCCAAGATGTCAGCAGAGGTCATCAACTTGTGGCGGCCACTATTGCCGACGAAGTCCACGATCAGGCATGACGGCTTTTTGCTTCCAGCAATAGCGGACTTGCGAAGGTCTGGCGTCTCGGGCCCGTCAACAATCCCAGGAAGCGGGCGCATTGCGCGCCCGATTTGTTGGGCATACAGGCTGCGACTTTTCGTTGGTCGAGCCTGCAAAATCACCTCCACGCCTGGATCATCAAATCCCTCAGCTAGGCAGTTGCAGTTGACCATGATTTGAATTTCGCCCCCCTGGAACCTGGCAAGCATCTCCTTGCGAACATCTTTATTGGTTGCTCCGCACACCCACTCTGAACACCCAGGCTTGTGGCGGTTAAAGATGTTCGACAGAGTTTCGGCCTGTTTTACTGACGCCGTGAAGGCCAACGCCCGCTTGTCGCCAATAATTTCAATCGAAGGGGAGGCAACGCCCTGCATGTTCCGCTCTGACTCCATGATTTGAGCCAGGTCAGCGCCGTTTAAGTCTCCAGCAGTGGTCCGCATTTGCGAGAAGTCCAACCCACCAACGCTGACGAACTGTTGCTCCACTGGGACGAGCCAGCCGTCGTGAATCGCGTCCAGGATTTCATAGTCGAAAGCCACCGTCTCGAACACCTGCCCCAATGCCTCCTCGTCGGCACGATCTGGGGTGGCAGTTACGCCGACAATCCGGATGTCTGGATTGTTGCTTTTGTAGTAGTTGATCAGGTCGCGATAGGACCTGCTTGTGGAGTGGTGGCACTCGTCAATGACCATTACCCCAAAGTCCTTTGGGTTGAACCTCGACATGCGCCTTCGGTCGCCCATCGCGCTGCACTGTGTTTGAATGGTGGATATAACCACCGGCATGGCGCCAAACAGCGAGTCGTTATTTACGCTCAGTTCACCCATCTCGATCCCGCACTCCAGTCCAGTGGTGCGCTGAATTTTGTCTCTGGCTTGCCAGATCAGCTCTGTTCGCTCAGCGATGACGATGGCTCGCTGTGGCCGCATCGCCTCAATGATCAGGGCGAACAGAATTGTTTTCCCGGTTCCAACCGGCTTGCAGACAAGTGTTGATGTAACCTCCTTCCACTGGTCGAGAACGCAGCGCCGGGCTTCGATTTGATATGGTCTTGGGGTTATCTTCATACGCGCTCCCCCTTGGACCTCTTGGCTTCCGCCATCTCAGGCAGGTGCAGTCTCATGTGTTCGGATTGCGTCATCACTTGAAGATTGTCGGGATTGTTGTTGTGGCCGTTCCCGTCAATGTGGTGAACCACTTCTCCCGCTCCAAGCGGTCGGCCCAGCTTCATCTCTGCGACAACTCGGTGCTCGTGGCGACCCCCTCTTTTCACGTATCGGTGCTTGGTTCCTGTGCCACGCTTTGCCTCTTGAATATGAGCCGCGAACCTGGCGGCGTATTTTTGAGCGCATAACTTTGAGCAGCATTTCGATATGCTTGCCCGATAGGGCATCACCTCGTACTGGCGCAGGCAAACAGCACAGACCAGTTTAACCGTCGGCTTCTTGGCTGGCATGTTATTTTTTTCCTTTGGCAATGATGGCCTTCACTTCTTCGGGCACGAGCCGATCCCAATAGAACTTGCTGATCAGCCCAACCCCCTTGCAGAGCCGGCACTCGCCCTTGGGCTGTGCCTCTGGATGTCCCGCACATTGCGTGCAGACCGCGTATGGCATGGCGTATCCAATCGTCGTGCGCACCCGGTCCAGATCAGCGACCGCTGAAGCGAGATTGCACTGCGCAAACAGCCTGTCCTTCTCTTTGTCGGCATGCCGCAGGGAGTTGATGACTTCGTTGATCTGGGCCCCCAATACGATTACTTCAGCGGACCGCTTCCAATACTGCTGCACCCCTTCAGGGATCGGGGTGCCGTTCTTGTCCACAACCGGAGCTGGGGAGGCTTCCGGCACAGGGTCGGCTACTTCGGAATTCCGAACTGGAGAGGTCCTGGTGGCGGGGGTTTTCCGGCCCTTGGCGCTGATCCGGATGGGCGCTGGAGCGACCACTTTGGCAGCCTCCAGCTCGTCGCGGACGGCCTTGACGGTCTTGTCGTCAACGTCGCAGCGCTTGGCGATGCTCAGGTTCGGCTCCTCCGGCCACTGCTTGATGGCCGCGGTGATGCACTTGCGCTTGTCGGCTGGAGATCGCTGCACCCCATGCGTGTTGTTGGCGCGGAGCGCGTATTGCAGGGCGTCGGCATAAGAGCCCTCGTAAACATCAGCCTCCAGCGCCTTGCGCCCCAGCAGGGCGACTGCCGCACAGCGATGCGCGCCGTCGGCCAGGTAGTATTTCTTGGCCTTGGGATCAGCGAATACCACGATGGGTGGCATCGGCTGCTTTTGCCGGTAGCTCTCGGCATACTGGTCAACAACATCCTCCCGGATGGTGTCGCGAACGGTGGGGGAATCTGGGTTTATGTCTGACAGGAAGAATAGTTTGCTCATAAATAATAATAATGGCCGCGCCGGCTATTGTAAGCAGACGCGGCCAACAGTCAATGGTTAACTAACAGAGGCACGATCAACAGTCTCTTGAAGCCTGATCGCCCCGTAACGGAGCTGAAGGTTCTCGATGTCCACAACCACCCCAGCCTTGGTGGCTTTGAAAACTTCCTCGTGAAGCGCCTCCTGGAAGTCAGGGAGATCAGCGGGCCGGCGGCAGAATCCGCCGAACCGCCAATCTGAAAGCTGCTGATGGTTTTGATTGCGACAGTTGGCGACGCACGAGGCGTTCATTCCCCACACATCCGCCAGGACGCTGTTCGGCAGCCTGAAGTTGAGCAGCGCGTATTTGGAGGTGTGCTTCTTGGTGGCATTCTCCCAGGTCAGTTGTATCCCCAGGATTCTGCACGCCTGCCTGACCAGCTTGCGCATGTGGCTGTCGTGCGTTTTGTGCGGGCACACTGCGATCATGTCGCGCCCTGCCATGCCGTTGATTCGATCACGGTTTTCAAGCATCCACCTTGCGATCTTAGCCCCTATCCGGGAGAAGCGATGGAATCTGCATTGCACGCCAGCCTCCATCCGAAGCTGGCGGATGCGCTCACGGCAAACTCCGAGCTGCTCGCTGATTTCGGTGTCGCCGTAGTTGGCCCAGTCAACCTTCGCCAGTGCCTCTGGGTCTATCACCATTTTCCGACCCTTGCGGTTTTTCAGGCTTGTTGGCGCTGGCTTGCAGTTTCTGCATCGGTACTGCCGCACAACAAACGGCTGGACCTGCAAGCGCTCTGCAATCATCGAGTCGCTCTCAGCTTCCCAGTCAACCGCGTCCCATGCCAGCCCTCCGTAGCGCAGCGACCAGTAAAGTGTCGGCCCAGGGTGGCCAAACACATGGTTTTGAATTGCCCTGATCAAAGGGAGGTTCATCCCCAGCTCGTGGCAAAGATCGAGCCGGGACTTTTTCCAGTCAATCTCTGCCGTGTTGAAGTGTCTTGGTTCGTTCATGTTTGTCCTTTTGGTTTGGTGGTCGCTACTTGGTTCGCCAGACCCTGATCTCAGTTGGGGAGATGGTTCTGGTGGTGAGGTGCAGGTTGTAATACGAGGCGATTGCATGGCAGGTGCCCCGGTGGTACTTGTCCAATCTGAACGAGTCCCCGACGGACATTTTCCTGAGCGCCTCTGTCAGCTCGTGTTCCTTGGTCAGGCCGTTCCCGTATCTCTGGACCGGGGGAATCGGAATCCCTTTTTCGATCTTAATCATGGCAGCGGATCCCTCCTCGCCAGCGATGGCGCGTCCTGCTTGTCTGCGGTCAGGCCGTCCAGCAGCTCCTTGACCTTTGCCGCCAGGGCCTTTCCTTTGAGCCCAGAGGCCGCTCTGACGGCTTTCTCGAAGTCCCCCTTCCCAACGTCCACGCAGGAGAGAAACTGCTCTGGCGTGCCTCCCAGGGCCAGGAAGCGGGCATGTAGCTCCTCTGGCTTGACCACCGGCCTCTTGACCGTGCCCGGCTCCAGCGCCCAGCCCGGGATGGCGGTCGGGTCTGAGCCCAGAATGGCCTTGAGCTGGTTCTTGCACTCCTCCAGCCACTTGGTCGCCATGGGCAGCCGGTCGCAGAACAGCGCCCGTTGCGCTGGCGTCCAATCGGCCACTGCCACACCAGCCAGCGACGACACTGCCACTGGAGTTGAAACCTCCAGCAGCCGCGCCCGCTCGGGGCACGCGTGGCGCGCCTTGCAGAACTTGCACTGCGATTCGCCTGCGGTTCGCGGAGCGGTTGGATTGTTGGAATTGCGGACGCGCTGGAACATTTCCGCTTCGGCGCGCTTGATGGTTGCCTCGTTGTAGAGGCACATCTCCGGCTGGTGCGTGACCAGCGGCTGAATGATGGCGACTGTGATTTCCTTGAGCACCAGCTCGCCAGCCGCCAGCACCACCTGGTCGCGAAGCTGAAGGTTGCTGGGCGCATCCGGCAGATCGCCCGGAAGGCACTTGTATTCGATGATCAGCCCCTTGGCGCCGTGACGCGCCAGGAAGTCGAGCTGGCCGCTGTGAGGCAGGCGGGTCTTACCATCGGCAGCGAGGACGCCCACCCAGCAGCGCCGCTCGGCCATGCGCTTCACTTTGGAAGCGTCCAGCCCGAACACGTCCTGGATCAGCTTCTCGCGTATCTCGACGCAGGACTCGTAGATGCTGATCTGCTCGCCGTCCAGTCCTTCGGGGTTGTTGCTCGCCAGGGCGGCGTGAATCTCCCGACCGAACGAGGCGTCGGCGCTGTCGCTGTCAGGAATGCCCTGTTGAGCTGTGTGTCGCCCCTGGCAGAGCGAGTCGGCTTGGGCGTTGGACGCGGACGTGAAAACGCCGCGTGATGTTTTATCTTCGATGTTCATAGTATTTTTTCGATTGTGAATCCGCCTCGGTAGTTGACGTTGATCTTGATGATTCTCCCGCTGGGATTGATGGCATACATCCTCCCCTGCTCGCCATCCTCCTGAGAGACTTTCCGCTCCATGACCGCCAGGCCGACCTTGGCCAGGTCAGCCGCAACTTCATCCATCTCTTTTTTAAGCATTGCTCGGCGTTGCTCCAAAAGAGCGCGCCGCTCAGCTTCTTCAGCGGCCCTGCGGTTGGCCGCAATCGCCGCCCGCTTAGCCATCCATTGCTTGATCGGGTTCATTATTTTCCTGTGATGATGCGGGATACAATGTCGTCCCAGTTATTAATGATCATGGCCAATGCCGCGTCGTTGCTGGCGTGAGTCCCATCAAGGGTGGAGCATTGATCGTTGTCATCTGCCAGCCCGATCTCCTTAATGAAAGCGATCAAGTCCGACTCAGCAATACCGGATTGTTCACACAATCCGCGAACGATGGCAACAGGAGATTCTCCTGCTTCGGATTTCCGAGGTGGCGGAGGCGGAGGGTTGGTCGTTACGACGCTGAAGATGGGCGCCTTTGCCTCCCTGGCCGGCTCTTGGACGTCCAACTCCTCTTTGAGATACATGCCGCCCAGCATCGTTGGGAAGCTGGAGCGCAGCGCATCAGCCTCCGCGCATTTTACGATCATGCCCGCCGGGTCTTTTGCCCAGATGCTGCGCCCGGTGTTGAACCGTTTCAGGTTCACCTTCTTCGTCATGGGGTGCGCCCGGTTCTTGAAGTAAACCGTTGCCCAGCCTCCAACCAGGACGTCATCATCCAACAGGAAGTCACCTTCATTTTCAACCAGCCTACCGTCCTGCTGCACGATGACGCCAGACTTCATGCCGTCATACTCGCTGTGAAGTTCAGCCCGCTTCAGGAACGCCTGGTGCGCCGTGATCAGGCTGAACTTTGGGCCGTCCTTGGAGTCGTATCCGATCAGGAAGGCGTCAGCCTCAAATGGGTTTAGAAGCCTTGCTTTACACATCATCATGAACTTGATGCAGTCGTCGTCGCTGGGAAGTTTGCCGGTGGCGGTGGGAACCGCGATCAGCCTCCGAACGATTGAGATGCTGAGTTTAATGTTGCTGTTGCTGGTTGCGCCGAATGGGGTGTATTCCATCTCGCGCTCAACGAGCGACACTGATTTTTCTTTTGTGGTTTCTGTGCTCATAAGTGTTTCCAGTATTTCTGCGTTACAATTCTGCTGATTGATACTTGAGCTACTCCAAACATGGATGACAGCTCTCTCTGTGTTATCCCTCCGGCTGTGTATAGCTGGCGGATTTTAATCACGTTTTCATCTGACAGCTTGGACATGGAACGCCCCTGACCTTTGGGAACCCTCCCCTTGTCGCGACAGTCGTGAATGTTTTGAAGTTGCGTTCCTAGGAACAGGTGGTCCGGGTTTACGCACGGCGGGTTGTCGCATGTGTGACAAACATGCAATCCACCAGGGATGGTCCCTCTTGCCATTATCCAGGCCAGCCTATGCGCCTTTACTTTGGTGTACTTGCCGGTGCTGAACCAGCCGTAACCGTTCTTGTTTTTACAGCGATTCCAAACCCAGCAGCCATCCGACTTGGTGAATTTTTCCTCGAATCTAGCCACCATCCTTGGGGTTATTTCGTGAACGCTCGGGTCTTTGTTCATGATTTTAAGTGAAGGGAACGGGGCGGGCTGGGACTCCCAGTTTTCGGCAGGACATGCGCCGCCGCCCCGTTCCAGATTTTACGAAGTTACTGTCCGTTTACCAGCCTCGTTCGTTGTACATGTCCTCGATGGCCTTCTGGTCGGCGTGGTACTGGTCGCCGATGGCAACCTTGCCGCCTTCAGCCTCCTGCTTCGCGGCGGCCTCCTCTGCTGCCTCTTGCTCCATCGCCTTCTCCTCGCGGCGTTCGATCAGCCGCTCGACGTGTTTCATCCAGTCCTCGGGCAGGACGTCATTGCGGCACAGGATGTCCATCAGCTCCATCTCATAATCGTGCAGCTTGCCGGATATGTCGTAGCACGCCTGAACAACATCCTCCAGCTTCCAATCGAGCTGATGCGCCAGTGCGGCGTCCTGGTTTTTCTCCTCGTTGGCCCGCTCAATCCACCCTTCAATTTCGTCGGTGGCGCGGCCTAAGTCGAAAGGGAGCTTGTTCTTGCTCCTTTGCAGATAGCTCGCTTTTCGGAAGTGCCTCCCAGTTGAAGCCGGGAAGTAGCCACCGCCCGATGTGTAGTTGTTGACGGTTACGCTGATGGGAGTCGGGGCCGGCGCTATCAGGTTGGCCTGCCATTCATCTGGGAAGGCGCAGTCCGTCGCACATGTCTCGCCCATGTGGAACAGCGCCAGCTTATGCGGCGTCCCTTTTGGCAGCAGTCCGCACACCCAATGGGGCAAGCTGCTGACCATGTCGCCCAGGTCCCAGAAGTCCGACAGGTCGGGAGTCAGCTCCCTGCCGCCGATGTAGAGCCGGGCATGAATATCATGATGTGGCTTGTCAATGTGACCCACGGTGATGTGAAGCCCATCCTGGCCCTGCTCGTTGTTCCGGTCGGTCCCAGACTGGAACGCCGACATTGCGCAGTGATGATGAACCGTCCCGAAGTACAGCCAGCCGTCTGCGTCGCTGAACTGCGCCCGCTGGATGGCCGTCTCTGGCGTGTCCATCTCCTGCGCGGTTATGCCCGTGTTCGCTTTCTGTGGGAATGCCCACGCCTTCCAGGTTCGGACTTCCGGACGGCAGTTGACATACAGCCGGACCTGCGATTCGCTCTTGGTGGTTTCGTAGGTCCACTTGAAGAAGGCCAGAATTTTGTGCCACTCCTCCGCCGGGATTTTCGGCCCGTTCCACTCGAACTCGTACTTGGTGCTTTTCACTTCATGCTCAAGGGTTAGCCGGAGCAGTCCGGATATGTTCTTTGTCTCTGTTAATGTTTTTGTGTTTTTGCTCATTTTATTTGGTTTGGTTATAGTCCGAGTTCGTGAAGCCGATCCTCGTTCAGTTGGGCTCTGAGATACCTGGCGAGTTGTCGCTCGACATTGCTGCGGTCGAAGTCTGACTCCCGCCCATCGTAGTCGAGGGCCTCGAAGTCTGAGTAATCAGCGTCCTCGTCCATCTGATCGCACTCAATCTCCCTGCACTGCTCGTCAATCCTACTGACCACAAGGTCCAGTATCTCACTAAAATCCGCATCCTCATCTTCGAGGCATTCCTCGATGAATGCGGCTGTGATCGGCACAGAGGCAGAGCCGCGCAATACCCGCCGGAATCTGCATGTCCCCCTCTCATCCTCGCTGGCCTCAGCGTCAATATGGAATGCCGCGACATTCCGAGCGGAGGGGTGGCCCGCTCCGCCTGAGATTGGCTCGCATTCAATCCATTCGATAATCTTTTCGAACGTGTCCAACTCCGCCGGAGGCATAATTCGCATCCTGGCCATTATGTGGGCGCGAATGGAGGGATTGGTGGGTGCGATTTGCAGCATGCTATACAGCGACTGCCCCAGCACGATGAGCGCATCACGCAGCTTGCGTCGCTCACTGATAGTCTCCGGCGGGTCGGTGACCTCCTCGACCAGCGCATAACTCACCCTTCCGCCTAATCCCATTTCTAAAGCGACAGAGTAGGCGTATGGGTGCGCCATCTCAATGCTGTCGGTGTAACCTTCGCACCGACCAAGCCAGTAGGGTTTTGGCTTTGGCATATCTCCCTGTGCCGGCAGGTCAATAACGATGAACTTGCCGTTTTCCCTTATTTCCGGATCGCGAATCGCGGCCAGTTGCGCTCGCGACAGAGTTCTAATTATCTTTCTCATGTATGTCCTTTTGTTTGCTGCTTACTCTCAGTTTGTGGGTTTCGTTTCCGGCGAAGTTATTCACCAGTTTGAAGGGGAGGTGCTCGCGCGCCGCCTTGGACATCTTGCCCGCCTCCAGCGCCCACACCACAAACAGGTGAGCGCCCAGAGCTGCCGCCATCATGTTGGCGGTGATAAGCTGACGATTCTTAACCTGGGCCTCTCCGGTGCAGCCAACGCTGCTGCGGCGGGGATCGTCGGTATCGTCAGTGTTGATTTCAGGATAATAGGTCCTGGGGTCTTTGGGGCCATCCCGCCAGGATGGTTGGTAAACGAACGCCTCGCTGGAGAACATTTCGTTCGCGGCGAATACCGCCCCGCACTGTGAGATGTCACAGGTGGTAAGTGCAGCCCGCCTTCCCGCATGGTTGTCAACCCCCACCAACAGCCAGTCCGTTGGGTAGTGCTGCACCAGTGATTCAGAGTAATACTCTGCGATGGCGGCGCACCGATGCTTCTCAGCCAGTGCCTCCGCCTTGTTCTGTCCAATCTGCGAGGAGTCGAACAACTGTCGGTTCAGGTTCTTCTCCTCCAGGGTGTCGCCGTCAATCAGGGTGACGTTTTGCGGTCCCACCAGCGGGCAGATGGCCGGCGCCAGCCAACTGCCCACCCCGCCGCATCCTATGATGTAGATCATATCGGGATGATGATTGTTTGGGACACGCCCTGATACATCGCAGCAGCAGGCGGGTTGGCCGATGTCATTTCAGTCAGGCGGCGCTGCGCTGCGCTGATGATCGCGACGAAGTCCTCCCGTTCACCCGTCGAGCGCAGCAGCAACCGCCGCATGTCCACGCTCTTGGCCAGGATCGCTGCCATGATCAGGGAGTTTGCGGACGCGCCGCCGGATGAGTTGACCACGGGATAGTGCTGCTTGCACTCGTCCCACTCGTTTTTTATCAAATCGAAGCTAATGGTGGCGCTCTGACCAGGCGGTGCCTCCATTAGAATTTCGTAGGGTGTTTTCATTTACTTGAGGTGGTTGATGATGTTTGCGGAGATGAATTCGTTCGCGATCTTGTTACATTTCGCTGCCCAGTCATTAACTTCAATCTGCGAGAATCCCTTCTCCTCAACCTTGAAGCCGAACAGCGCTCTCGTATTGTTGCGAGTGGATGAGCTGTATAGATCGCTGTTCCAGTTGCCACTACGGAACTGGGTCAGCGCTCCGCTCAGGGCGTCAATGGCGCTGCTCGCCCGCTGTGAATACTTCCCGCTGCACAGCCGGCAGTCCGCGTAGAGATTGCTGAGCGGCATTTGGTACTGCCTGCCGTTCGCGTCGAACGCCACCAGGTATTGATTCTGGCAACGCCAGGAGTCGTCGAGCGCCACGCCTAGCACGATTGCCATGCCTGGTGGCGCCACCCACTCCATGGCTAGCGTCGGGCACCTGGCATCATCAAATGCCGGATAAACCATTCCGTTGGCGGTTTGGTAGTTGGTGTTGAGACTGATCTTCGTCAGCGGCAATGACCAAACGGTAACGCCCCCCGCCATCGCCACCACTGAGGCGTGCCATGGGTTGCCTTCGTCCACGACCTTCATGGGGATGGCGTTCTTGACCGTCCGCGACACTGAGGCGGAGAACTGATCTATGATCGCTGCGTTGATGTCGATTGCATCTTCCGTGATTTGCCTGCGAAACAGGCCGTTTGGTTTGATTATGAATTCGATTTCTTGTGGCATAAGTCCTTTGTTTTAATTGGTTCAAAAAAAGAGCCGGCCCGGAGTTGCCCGGGCCGGCTTGTTATCCAACTCTGATTATTAAGCGGACTGGCGGATCAGGCCCACCAGTTCGTTGATCTTGCAGATGGTTTCTTCAAGCGAGTCCATCATCTCGTCCGTCGCGGCCTGCACCGCCTTGCTGTTGGCGCGCGTCTCGATGACCACCGTCGCCCCGTCGGGGACGATGGCGCTTTCCGGTTGCTCCACGCCGTTGATCAGGGCGCGGACATTGTCGCCGTAGCCGAGGTAGGCTCGGGTTTCATCGTCGCGGATGAGCTGACCGATGGTGAACGAGTCCGAGAGCGTGTGCTTGTCGAACTCGTCAATGCCGTATTTGATTTTTACGTTCATTTGTTACCTTGTTTTGGTGTTTGGTTTGTTTCTCGTCGCTCGAATTAGCCGACGACCTGTTCTTCGGTGACCACGTCAACCGCCAGCTTGGCAAGTTCCTCGTTCAGCACCTTGATGCGCTCCTGGCAGGCCGCGATGGACTTGTCGTAGGAGGCGGTGCCGTCAATGTGGCTCTTGGATGTGAACTCCACCGACTTCTGATTCGAGGCGTTGATCTGCTCAATCGCCTTGATGATGGTCACCTGGTTCTGATTGGGCGCGGTCGGAAGCTCAACTCCGGTCACGTCCTGGTATGTCACCACCTCCAAGGCCAGCTTGCTCAGCGCTTCCTGCTGGACCTTCTTGGCGTCGCTGTAGGACTTGATCTTGGCGCGCTCATCGAGGATGAAGCCGATCTTCTGTTGAGCCGTCGAGGTGACGTTGTTCTGACGTGCGTTGTTGGTTGCTTCGAGCCCGAGTTGTACTGCTTTGTTCATGTTTTACATTCCGAACCTTTTTGTCAGGTGGCTGCGGCTAACCTTATCATCATTGTCCTTTTCCGGACGGTGCCGGCGTGATGCGCGCCGGTCGAGGTTTTGTGCCCTCTCTGCGATGCACACAAATGCACCGCACGGAAGGCCCAGCTCGGAAATCCGAGCTGGGATGGAAGCCTGACTCAACCGGTCAGGCTTTTAGTTTCTCTCATATGTTTCGACTTTTTTGATCTGGTTTGCCAGCAAATACTCGACGACATACGCCAGGTAGTCGGGGAGCACCCCTTTCTTCTCCAGCTCATCCTTGAACGAGCTGAAGTATTCTTTCAGCTTGGCGATGCGGTCATGCCGGGTGGTGCTCTGGATAATGTCCAGCGTCCGCTCGATCTGGGCATCAGTCAGGATTTCTCCCAGCTTCATGGTTCGCATTATTTGATCACCTCCAGCTTCAGGATGCCACGAATGGCTTGTTTGCTGGCTGGGGCGTAGCCTAGCACACGCTCCGCCACGGCGCTCTGCCCGTTGCGATAGTCAGCGCGTTTGATGGCCGCCTTTCTCAGGCGGTAGCTGATCTGGCACGCCGTCAGCCCAGTCTCCTCCATGATGAACTTCGTGCTAAAGCCCATCCCGGCGAGGATGGCGCAGCGCAACTCGTCATCCTGAGTCCAGGTGACCCGCATTGGCTTGGTGGCGCTCATAATGACAGAGCCACCCGCACGGCGTTGAGGTTGCAGCCGCAGCCGGGGCAATAGTTCACCCCGATGCCGGCCTTCTGTTTGCGCGGCGTGTAAGGCCGCTTCGACTCGCTCACCCCCTGCTGCGACGACGGCTTGGCGATGTCGGGATGATACTTAACGATGTGATTGCTCGCCATGCGCCGGGTGACAACGTCATCCCCGTATGGGCCACCCTTGGTTGGGCAGTGGTTGCATGTGAATGAGGTCCCTTTTATCTGGCAGTTGCCCTCCCATGGCTTCTTCACTTGCCACCCCCGCTCATAGCCGCGCGATCACCTTTATGGGTGAACGTGGGGCGGTTAACAAACCGGCGGTTTGTGGGTTTGGATTCCAGGCCATGCTCTCGGCGCCACCGGCGCACGTTGGCCATGATTTGGTTTTTGTTGGCAGCCGGAGCTGCCGAGGTCACTGTGTTCATGTTTGTCCTTTTGTTAAGCGCACCCGACATGGATGCGCCACAGTCAGGGCCAGCCGCAGCCGCCCTGAGTGTGATTATTCTACTGCCTTTCCGTAAATCCAGACGGTGTTGCCCTCTGAATCCACAATGCGCACCTTTTTAACGCACGCCCCGTCTCCCATGTTCTCCATCTGCCTGGCGTATTTGATGGCGTGGTCAATAGCAGGGACAGGTTCTCCCTGATTGACCCAGTTGATCTCTCGATTCCACACCACTTGAACCTGGTATTTCACGGCTTCACCTTCTGGTAAACCAGCAGCGCTTTATCAGTGCCCTTCGCCTCCGGCATGGTGGAGAAGTGCGTCAGATGGAAGCTGGCGATGAAGCGCGGCCTGAAGTCGCGCAGTTTGATGACTACCTCGCGCACCAACGGGTGGGAGGTGGGCGGTTGTTTGAATGTTTTGCTCACGGTTTTGTCCTTTTGTTCTCGATTGCCGACATGACAACCGAAGTCACCCAGCTCGGAATTCCGAGATAGGTGAGTTCGATATTCAGTCAATAGATGGGTCAATAATGCGGGCCAGGTCGTTGATCTCCTGCTCGGTTGGTTGATGCGGCGTGGTTGAGATGTAGAGCCACGCCTTGCGAACAGGGCACCAGCGCAGCAGGTCGTCCCAGGGCGCGTGATGATTCACCATCTTGGTCAAACGCCCCTCCGCTCCACCGCGCCCTGTGTCGGGCCATTTACGGTCGAATGCGATGATTGGTTTCATGATTGTAGTTTCCACGCTGACGTGGTGTAGCGCTTCTCTGGCCGATGTCGTTCAGTTCTTTTGGTGTTTTCATGTCGTTAGAATGGTGGATCATCCTCCATCGGAGTGTGGGTTCTGGCTCTTTGTGCGGACATCAATGGCGGCACGCTCGCCCGCCGCACCAGCGGCATCCCCATCGCCACTGCCACCTTGCGGCAGTCCGGAATCTTGAACGATGCCAGTGATGTCACGTTGCCTTGCAGGTCGTACACCGAATCGCCAAAGTCCTCCTGCAACCAATAAGTCCACACCTCGTCCATCCTCTCGAAATCCACATGAGCACACGCCCAGCGTTCAAACATGGTGGCCACCCGCATGCACTCGCGCATGAAGTTGTCGCCGCCATGGTAGGCTTCGGACAGGTTTACCAGTGAGTCTTGCAGCAATGGGCTGTAGCTGTAGTCTCGATTGCGAGTGCCGGCGCGTATCTCGCCGACTCGATAAAGCGACTCCGCCGCTCCAAAAATGGCGGCAGGGTCGGGTTTTGCTTCGCTCATGGCAGCCTCCGTTTTGGCGAGATGCGAATTCCGAAGTGGGTGAACCAGCTCCAGAACGCCACCCGGAAGTGAATTTTGCGCCAGCTCAGATCGGTTTCCGGGTCGTAAATGAATACCCTCTCCCAACCGATGGCGAACTCTTTGACGCCTTTTCGTTTTGTGATTGGCATGGTTATCCTTGTCCTAACTCAGTGATCCGACTGTCCGGGTTGATGGTTGATCTGGGCGTGCCACCGCGATCTTTGATGATGACGTCGTAAATCAGATTTACGCCCTCCACAATGGCCAGGGTCATTTCTGCCTCTGCTTGATTGCCGATACCGGTGGCGTTCGTGTTAACGACGACGCCGTTCTCGTTGGTGTCCACTTTGAATGTGATGGTGATCATGTCAGTCCTTCTTTTTGGTGCGTTTAAGCTCGGAAATCCGAGCTGGGAATGTGAGAATCAAGAACGATTAAGGCTCACAGGTGTTCGGGCTGTTCGTTAACCGGTTTGCGGAAGGCTTCGATCAGGCTGCCGTCGGCGGGGCTGAAGGCGATGTAGTCGTCCCGCTCAACGGTAACGACCGGCTTGACCGTCCATTTCGAGTAGCTCATCTCAATGGACTGTTTGACCAGTTCCAGTGAGGCGAACAGCATTTCCAGCGAATGCTTCTCGCCTGGGGATTGGTAGTAGTAAGAGACTATCCAGATGTATTTCATAAAGTGTGTGGAAATGCGGAAATCGGGGGCAACCTCCTTGCTGCCCCCGATTCAACCGCTTTGGGTTTACTCGCCGGCCTTTTCTTCCTCGTTCAGCCCATCTTCGGGCGCGCCCTTGCGCACTTCGCCGTTGCTTGTGTCTGGGGCCGCTTCGCCTTCGGGTTGCTCCTCCTGCTTCTCGGCAGGTTGATCAATGATCCCGAGGTCCACCAGCGCTTTGACCGCCTCTTGTTCGCGCCCTTGGGGAATTCCCATCAGCTTGGCTGCGTCGGTGAGCGTCATCTTCTGTTCGATGGCCACCGGACGTCCGACTTTCTTCAGGCTGAAGGTGAGCGTGTCGCCCTTTTTGTTCAGGGTGATGCTGCGACCCGTCCATTCCGCATTCGCGGCCATGCGAGCGAAGCCGGCGGCCATTTCGCTCTTGAGCCCGTCGGTGACCTTGCGCATGTGAACCAGCAGGTCACCGCCCTTGAGTCCGGTGAGCGCTTCCAGCTCCTTCTTGCTCATGGCGTCCACGCGCACCGCACCGGTCTTGCTGACCGTCTTACGGATGGACTTGCCGATAGTCTCGGATTCCAGCATGAAGGTGGAATCGAAGCGGCTCAAGGCCACGTTGCGTTGCACGGTTTCGTCCAGAATGGTGCTGACCGTGCCTGTTTGGTTTGTGTTTTCTGTGCTCATGTTTTGTCCTTTGTTCCGTTCATGCTTCGCCTCAGTTTGTGGCTTTCCAGACTTACGGATACTGGCACGCTGGCGCTTGGCGTCGTAGTGGTGCATTTAGTGAGAAGCAAGGGACAATGAGCAATCATCCTCCGATTACAATATGGGTAGGATTCATGGCCTGATACGCGGCAAGGTAACGCTCCCGCGCCTCATCCTTGTCAGCCTTGGCGCGCGGCATCGCCTCGCTTCCGACCACGGTTTCCATCCAGATGGCGTGACAGCGCTCGTATTCGCGCAGTGCCGACTCAAGCGCCAACCGGGCATCGTTTACTTGCATGACCCCGCCTTGGCCGCCTGCTCCTTGGCCGCCTTGATCGCCGCTTGAACCTGTTCCCACTGTCCCCCGATTGATTTGTGCCACGAGTCCATATCGAAGGCTCCGACGTTGCCTTGCTCATCCTTGGTTGCGTCCACTCCCCCCACCACTTCAGGCAGGGAGAACATGTTGTATTGTAACAGCATCATAATAGGTCTTTCTGTGTTGTGAGGGATAGCACCATGCTACCCCTACACCCTTAGCAGACTGTGATGCCAGAGCTTGGAAATGTACCGAAACCCAGCCCCGCCGCCACTCACCCACTTGCGCGCCCCCGCCCACATCCCCTAGGATACCCCATGAGATACAGTCAGCCATACCATTCAGCCGTTGCACTCCAAAGACTTATCACCGAAGCGGCGCCGAATGCGGAGGATAAGGACTTAGCAGCCCTGACCAAGAGTTTCGTCGCGTTGGAGATGTTGAAGCTGCGTCTGAGGATGAAGCCCGCGCCTAAGCCAGTGGACACGACTAAGTTACCGCAGACCAAGGCTAAGGCCCGCGCCGCCCAGCCGCCCACCAACTTCGCTGAGTAGCGAAAGGAATCTCTTGAACTAAGACCCGTCCCCGCACCCCAGCCCCCGAGGGGCGCGAGTCGAAGCCGGCGTCTGCAATCTGAGAGCCCACCTACCGAGTGTGTATTCTGGAAGTCGCCCACCTGCCGAGCATGAATTCTAAGTATAGGAAGATGGGCCTAATGGGTGGTTCGGAACTCCGAAGTGCCAGAAAAGTCGTCATCCACAAAAATTCTAAAAAAATCCCCGGAAGGTGACTGAGGTCTGTGCCAGGTGGGTGACTTAGACTGAGTGAAGGCGCTCTGCCGCCAGGTGCAATGGGTAGGGGTGGGAGGTGGGGGAAGGGGAAGCATCCTTCCAGACCGCGGACAACAATCAGACTGAGATCAGGGTAAAAACCGCCCATCCGAGTGGTTACGGAAGGGACGCATGGCACGCTAGTTAGAGGCGTATTTTCTCGACGACGGCGATGACCGAGGGGTCTTGCTGTTTCTCGGTGTGACCCAGCTTTCTGGATCGCTCGCCGCCGTCTCGCTGGGAGTAATTAGCCCCCACAAGACCGGCGGTATTTCGTGTTTTCCCGGTCGGCTTTGTTTTTCGCCCGACCTGACTCAGGTTAACGCCTGAGCTTTCAAAGGGCCGGGGACTTCACCGACCCAAACGCAGTTATGCACTGAACGTGACCATGTTGCCGCAATGGGCGGCTATGTCTTTACACCTAAAATTCAACCCATGCAGCCGCGACCCCTGCTGTCGCCGCGCAGGTAGCTGGTCATCCCGAGCGAGCTGTTGCCAGAGGGGTGAGGCGCCACATTCGTCCCGACTGCGGACCGAGCCTCAATCGCTGTCTTGCCCTCATACATGCCCGGCCAGAACCCTGGCAGCTTTGCTTTTTTGTGGCGGCGATGGTTTTTCACGATTGCTGGTTTGGGCTACCTCGGAATTCCGAGCTGGAAAAGTGGCCCCGATCCTTTGCGTTGGACGATCCCCCCAAACTGTCAGAGTAGCGGGGGGAGATGGATTTGAACCACCATCCGGGGCCTTAAATGAATCGCCCGACTCAAAAATGCGCTGCAAGGCTTTTTTTGCCCCCTTTGCCGGGGGGCGTGAGTCGGGCAAAATGTTACGGTTGCAGCGCACGGTTGTCTTATCTCACACCACCACAGTGGCGTCAAAGGTTATTTTTACGGACAGCTCGCTCCACCCGCAGTTCCGACCCGTTTTTGTCCTCCAGAACTGCCAGATTGGCCGATACTTACGAGTCCAGACGAGCGTCCGGAAACCCCTCGTAAAAAAATTGATCCATTCGCCCCTCGGGACCCGGTCGGACGCAGCCCATAAATGGCGCAATCCGTAGTATCCACGACAGGAACGGGTGCTGGGGTGGTGCTCACGGTAGCCGTTCCGAATGAAACCCCGGACGGAATGCCGGTCGGCGCGATGAGCCCGCCTTGGGAGATGTCTGCCGTGCCAAAAGCTGCTGTGCTGGCGATCCCGGTGCAGGTGATCGTCTGGCTGGTCAGCACGGTGGCCGACCCAAAGACCGCCGTGCTCGGAATCCCGCTCGGACTGATGGTTAAAGTGGTCGTGACAGTCGCGTTTCCGAATGCTTCCGTGCTGGCAATGGAGGTAGGAGCGATCACCGTCTCGCCAGCCCCCTCCAGGGTGATCGGCGGGTCGGGATCATGGGCCGTCAACGTCGGCGCCCACTGGAGTTTGCCGACCGACTGCCATCTGCCGTTGAGATAGGTGTTAGCCATGGACCAGCGTGGCTGAGCCGTTGATGACCGTGTTTGAGGTGACGGCGGGGCGCAGCACATCCAAAATGGAAAGGCAGGCCCCGTCAAAGATACGAACCAGATTGAAGGCGGTGTTGATGCCATCCACGCTGCAACCGACGCCCGCGACGGGGCAGGGCATCCAGGCCAGCGGATGGCCGATGACGAAATTTATGGCGCCGGTGGCAACATTGGCGCTGCATTGAATCTGGGCCAGATCAGCCACCCCGTAATCCCCGGATTGAAGCGGCATATGCCAGGCTCCTAGGACCAGGTCAATTCGGTTGGCCGCGCTTGATGCAATCCCGGCGGTGGCCGGCATGGTCTGGTTGTCGGTTCCCGCCTGGTTTCGGTAAAGACACGAGTCCCAGTTATGGGCGGTATTGGCCAGAACGGTCGCGGTTTCAACCGTGCAGAAATTCCCTCCTGCGAAGTCGGGGTCGGTGGCCGTATTGCTTTGGTAGCGCGTTGGCACTCCGGTCACCGCCTCGGTCGCCGTCGAGTTCATGGTCTTGGCCACATCAAAAATACGGTCGTATAAAAGCGAAGTCCCCAGGGTGCTGCTCTGCTCAATTCCAAAAACAAAATGCCGGGTATCCGGGGAGACGTTGTCCAGACCCAGCATCGCCCCAACGGTGGTGCTGTCGGGCGCCCGGCCTCCCGGGGCGGCGGAAGCGGCAGCCCCGGCCTCGGGCGTTCCGCTCAGCCCCCAGATGGAACAGGAGCCATTTGCCGCAGCGGTGACGCCGGTTTTGTTCCATACCACCTCCCGGCGTTTGCCGCTCGTGGCCTCGGCGATCAAGTCGGACAACGACGCGAACCCCGCATTGCATTGCTGGCGATTGCGCTGACCCATGCGTTGCAGCCGCGCTTTGAGCTTCATCCAGCCAAAGTCCACCGCGTTGATAAACTGCCCGCTCTTGATGATGCCTCCAAAGTCTCCACCTGGCAGCGCCCAGACATTGCCAGGAACTCCTGACACGGCAATCGGGGGGCCGTACCACTTCGCCATGGCTCCCGACATTTGGGCGACCTGCTGCTTTCCCAGCCAGCGTTCCAGCCGGGCGCCGTGAGTGGGCCGATTGATTGCGATGTTGAACATAATCAGAGGGAGAAGATTTTATTGGCGCCGCCATCCCACTGAACTGTTATGTCGGCTCCAGTAGGAGTAACCGGCATTCCGGTGGCGGTATCAATGGCGAAAATCAAGGGAGATGTGGCAGCGACGGTGGTGTCCATGTAACAGATCAGGTGCTCGCACGCCGCTCCGGCAGCCACCGCGGTAAAAGTCACATCCCCTGCGTCCGCGACCCCGTTGGTGACTGACTTCGCCGCCAGGTTGGCGCTGGTCGCCACAATGGTTCCGCCCCCACCTCCAGTGATGTCGGAAAGAAATTGATGAGTCTGGCTGAAGGTGTAGCCGCGCACTAGCGCGACCTTGATGTCGTCGGTGTCCCAGTCAACCGATGGGGACTGGGAAAGCAGAGCCTCTTTGAAAAGTGAATACAGGGCGTTTGCCATGAGTTGATCTTTAACTCGCTGCCGGCAATTCCACAACTGAAATCACGGGACCGCGACCACACGATACCACGCGTTCAGATTGTTCGGCTCGATCACACTGGTGAGCACACCAGCCTCGCCGATGAATTCCTTGACGACCTCCCAGTCAATCAGGTTGGTGGACCGGAGCAACTGGTTGGTCGCCCCGGCCTGACCATACGTTTCAACGGACCAGTTGGCAGTCCGGATGGAAACGTAGAAACCGGTGGTGGTGGAAACCTCATTGGAGAAGTCGCTCTCCGCGCCAGCGTCGTCATAGGCCACACAGGCGAAGTAGTAGGTGACGCCCTCAAGCAGTCCGGTAATCGTGGCCTGGGTGGCAACTCCGACCATGACCGAGTTGGAATAGCTGCCCGACTCGGTGCCGTAGTAAAGCCGATACCCGGCCACCGCAGAGTCGGGGCTCGCGTCCCAGGCCAGCGCCACCGATGCCCGCCCCGAGTAGGGCGTGTTGGCGATGACGGCAGCGTCGTAGCTCCTCATGACTGACAGCGTTCGGGTCTGCATGGCGGCTGCCGTCATTGGGAGCGGCGGCAGCCCGGACGGAACGGACACCTTTTCCGGAGTCACGATGGGCTGGGTGACACATCCGGCCAGCAGTGCGGTAAAGATGATCGCGGACCTGGTCATACGCATATCAGCGGTGGTAGCGGGATGATGGAGCGCGTCGGCTTCCACAGATGCAGGACGTGGGGGTGAAGGTTCACATAGTCATCCTCGGCTGGGTGAAGCTGCATGACAACCTCATCCTTCCCCCAAAAGATGTCCTTGATGGCGCACATCTCGTCCCAGGCGGGGGTGGCCTCCTTCCAGCCATTGCCACGCCCCTCGGAAATCCGGGCACTGACATGCTCCCAGGGGATGTCCTCATTCCCGTCGCTGATGATGCACAGCGCGATGCGCTCGACCCCGGCGATGGATTTGCTCATGGGAATGACGAAGAACCCGTTGGCGCCGTCCTCGGGCGTGGTGGTAAACTGCTTGTTCGGACTGCGGCGATACTGATCGAATTCGGTGGATGGTTTCATAGGCTGATACCGTGTTTGGTGGCGATGGCCGCGATGGTTGACTTTCGTTTTGGTAGCAGCTCAATCATGTCTGATGCTCGCATAAACGCGTGATCTACCCCGTGCTTATCGTTGACGATCATCAGCGGCTTTCCGGATGTAAACACCATGATTGGGTGTAGCATTTCGACAGGCATCCACATAACCCCTCCGGTCACATAGAGCTGAGGGCGCTTCTTGCCGGATTTGAATGTGTGTAAGCCGTCTTGAAGTGGGTGCTCGGGAGGGCTGAATTGTTCCTCATGTGGTGAGATCATTTGCTCCTCTCCTTGATCATGCCGTCAGCAGCCTCGTATGCTGCCTTGGCCATCAACTGATCTACGTTGTCCTCAGTCATGTGAGGAGGCGCTGGCGCGTTAGCTGACAGCATGCCTTGCAGCGCCATGCCGGCGAACCAGTCGCGCAAGGACATGCCCATTGATTCTGGGTTCACACCCTGTTGCCCCGGGCAAGGAAATGCGAATCCACCGCAGTTGACAGTTTTCATGTTTTAAGTTTCCCATCCGTCATCCTGGCTTCCCAGGACCGGAGCGTGTGCGAGAGGAGATCGGGGCGGATGGGATATTGGGTTACTTGAGCTGTTTACCTTCAACGCCTCGCGCTTTGCGGTCGGCGGTGCGCTTCTCAAGCCATAGCAGCGCGGTTTCGATGTGGGTGATGGCGATGGCGTTCTCGCGGCAGGGGAACTTGGCCTGGAGTGAGTTGAGCCGGTCAACCAGCATGGCGAGGACCTCCTCGTTGGTGGTGCCGTCGGTGACGGTGAACAGAACCCCGTTGCCTTTTTCCAGGTCGGGTTTCTTCTCGATGAATTGGAGCACCTGCCCCGGCTGGTCTTTCGCCTCGAAGTTTTCCAGCTCGTAGCGATGGCCTTCAGTTAGAACTTTCATGTGTTTGGTTTGTTTGGGATGACAGCCAGGATTTGATCATCAGTGATGATGAACTTCCCGTCACCAATCGGCTCCGGGCCGGCGGTGTGGCTGAAAATGATGGCGCGGTCGCCCGGCTCGCACTCGATGGGCACGCGCACACCCTTGCGGGTGAGTCGCCCAGGTCCGACCGCCAGAATGCGAACCTCTTTGGGTCCGCCGATGTTGTTGTCGTCCTGCATGCGATTGGTCAGGAAGATGTGGCCGATCTTCTCGACCTTGACGCGCTCGACGACGAGCCGGTTTGAGAGTGGGGAGATCATTTGATTTCAGAATCCCACATGCAGCTTACGCTCACTCCACCAGCCCCGCCAGCTCGCCGGCTCTTGGAGAAGTCCCTGGTCTTGCCAGCGAAAGCGGCGTAGGCCACATGGGCGTTGGCCTTGTTCGTGTGCAACACGTTGCTCGCCGAGTTGGTCCCTTGCGACAGGTGCTGCGCGGCATGAAATCCTTCAATGCCCATGCCGATGTAGGCGAAGGTCCAGTTGTCCTGATCCTCCTTCTGCTTGATCCGGGCGCGCAGCGCGTCCAGCGTGAACTCGCTTGAGGCGTTCTCCTGTCCATCGGTCAGCGTGACGAACAGCACCTTGTATTTATCGGATGCTCCCTCGGTGGCGGCAATGCCGCGACCCATCGCATCGTAGAGCGGTGTTCCGCCCCGGGGAACGTAGGACACCCTGGTCAGCTTGTTCACCTCTTTCATCGGCACCGCCTTGCACATGAGGTCGTGGCCAACGGAGTCGAACTGCGACATGGTAAATCGCATCGTGCAGTCGTCGTCCTTCTGCAACTTCTCCAGGTAGCCGTTGAAGCCGCCTATGGTTTCATCCAGGACGGACGCCATTGAACCGCTACGGTCCAACAGGAACACAACCAGCGTAGGTTGAGGTTTGGAGCTTTTGGTGGTTTTGGGGCTTTTGGCCTTGGTCTTTTTCATTGAACTGCCTTTCGGTATTTCGCCACCAGCGGCTCGGTCCAGTTGCGGTGGCCCTTTTCCAGATCGCAGATGTAGGGGGCGCAGAGCTTCATTTTTGCCCCCACCTGCCGCAGGCTCATCCCTTTGGAAATGCGCATCGCGCGCATCTCAGCTCCGGTGGCTTTGTTGTCGAGTTCTGTTCCGCTGCCGCCACAACAGCGACAGGCTTTGGTTTTGCTCATGCCCTGGACAATTAGCAGCGTTGGCTAACTAAAGCAATAAAAAGTTGCGGAAAGTTGAGGGAGGGGCTACAAGGGGACATGATTTATCGCCTCAAAAGCCGGCAAAGCCAGATACCTAACGGGTTTCGATTCATTCAGCCGCAAACCAACTGGCGACCGCGCAACTTCATCAGCTTCGATTCCATCGTGCGCGACCTGATCAGGCATCGCTCCGGACGCCCCGACCTGGTGGCCAAGCACGGCTGGTCGCTGGATTACGACGCGGTCGCCAATGAGGTGGAGCAGTTCAACGTGAACATCTGCCTGAAGCACGGCTGGATGAATTATCTCGACGGCGGAGCATCAGGAGCTGCGCCCCCAAAAACAAAGCCCCCGTCGCCCGAAAACGTAAAGCAGGTAAATGTTGCGGCGGGGGTGGCAAGTAAGATTTGGTCCGGCATCAAGACGCTCGACGAGTGGATTGACTCGGGTGAGCCGCCGGTCGCGGCAGAGCTTTCCGAGCAGCGCGCCTCGGTCTGCGCCGCGTGTCCCAAGAACACCTCCGGCGACTTCACGAGCTGGTTCACCAAGCCGGCGGCGGGAGCGATCAAGAAGCAGATCGAGCGACTCCAGGATCGCAAGCTGTCCACCACCTTCGACGCGAAGCTGAACGTCTGCGACATCTGCCTCTGCCCACTGAAGCTGAAGGTTCACACTCCGCTGCCCTACATCAAGGCGCACATGACTGACGAAGTGCTCGTGGATTTGCAGCAGGTGCAAGGGTGCTGGATCGTCGCGGAGCTGAGGCCATGATCTTTGTGTTTGGAAGCAATCTGGCCGGTCGTCACGGCAAGGGTGCTGCGCTCGAAGCCAGGATGTTGCGCGGCGCTGTTTACGGGGTTGGAGCGGGCAGAACTGGTGATTGCTATGCGATTCCGACAAAGGATAAAAGCATCAGGACACTGCCACTGCCGGAAATAAAACCCTATGTCGAGGATTTCAAAGCGTATGCTCGCGCCCATCCTGGACTGCTGTTTCAGGTCACCAGGATTGGCTGCGGACTGGCCGGATACACCGACAGCGACATTGCGCCAATGTTCAGGGACGCCCCTGAAAACTGCCATCTTCCGGAGGGCTGGCGGGCGTGAGGGTGGTCCTGGTTTACGTTTACCCACTGGTAGCTGCCAGGACCTACAACCCATTGGCGCGCCGGTTCGTTGAGACTTACATGAAGCACCCACCGGGGATTGAGGATCACGAAATTTGCGTGGTCGTGAACGGCGGCCTAGCTCGGAATTCCGAATTAGAGAATCGGTTCGCCCCCTTGGAATGTCAGATTCTGAGGCATGACAACACCGGGAAGGACGTTGGGGCGTTCATGAAAGCCGCCGCCGAGGTGAGGTGCGACCTGATGGTCTGCCTGGGCGCACCGGTGCATTTCCACCGCGCCGGGTGGTTGGACCGCATCATCCAGGAGTATGAGGCAAACGGTCCTGGATTATACGGATGTTGGGCATTTGAGCAGCCCCGCGCCCACATTCGCACCACAGCGTTCTGGTGCGCCCCTGAACTGTTGGCGGCCTACCCGATCCCGGTTCACAATGGCAATCGGTATGAGTTCGAGCATGGTGCCACCGGCTTCACTGCCTGTGTTGCAGGGCTGGGGCTGGGAACTTTCCAGGTGACTTGGGACGGGTGTTACCCGCGCAAGGAATGGCAGCACGCCAGTCGGACGCAGAGCCTGGTGTGGGATCAGCATATCGAGAGGAACAAAGTGGCATGAAGATCATAGTGGTTTATGTCTATCCGCTCGGCGGCAGGGACGGTCACCTGGAGTTGGCCAATCGCTTCCTCAACACCTACCACGCTTTTCCGCCTGGGGTGGATCATGAGACGGTCGTGGTCTGCAACGGCGGCCCAACCGACGGAGAGACTGAGTACCTGTTTGGCTCACTGCCGGGGCTGAAGCTGCTGGCGCATGACGACTCTGGCTACGACATCGGCGCGTACCAGAAGGCCGCCGCCACTTACGACAGTGACCTGATGGTGTTCCTCGGCGGCAGCTCCTACCTGAAGTGTGTTGGCTGGCTGGGACGTTTTGCCGAGGCGCGCGAGCGACACGGCGACACCTTGTTCGGCTCGATGGGCAATCGCGGCGCGGTCCAGTTCGGCGTCCACCCGCATATCCGCACAACTGGGTTTGCCATGTCGCCCGCCCTGCTGAGGAAGTACCCCACCATCGTTAAATCCCGAGAGCAGCGCTATCCATTCGAACATGGGCCGAAGTGTCTTACCTCTTGGATTTACGGCCAGCGCAAGACACCGCTGGTCGTAGTCTGGACTGGTGAGTATCCCATGGCGAAGTGGGACGAGATACCGAATGGCTACCATAACGGTGACCAAAGCAACCTTCTGATCGGCGACCGCATGACGGCGCCGCCGTTCTACCACACTGCATGAGTGCACCAATCGCCATCTTCTACCACTGCCTGTTCCTCCTTGGCACTCCGCCCGCCATGCTGCCGAACGCCATCAGCGTGGTGAACGAACAGATGGAGCAACTGGAAGCCAGCGGCTTGCTTGAAGCGGCCACCGAGCTGCACATCGGAGTGAATGGCGGACAGGAAAGCGAGCTGTTCGGCCATTACGTGTTCCCGAAAAAGGCGAACGTCATCTACCACGGGCTGCAATGCCGCACCGAACTGCGGACGCTGATGCACCTTCAGAAGATCATGGCCGGCCACAAAGGTTGGAAGGTGCTCTACTTCCATTCGAAGGGTGCGACGCGCAGTGCCTCCGATGACATGACCACTCGCTGGCGCAACTGCATGATGCGGCATCTCGTGGAGAACTGGCGCATCTGCGTCGCCACACTTGGTCCGCGCATTGACTCTGTTGGCTGCCACTGGAAGGACGGCCAGGTGGACGGTACGCAGAACATCTGGGGCGGCAACTTCTGGTGGGCGACCTCGGACTTCATCAACACCAAGCCGCTGATCGAGAGTCATCCGCGCATCCCAATCATGGGCGGCATTGACGCCGTCGAGGCGCGCTACGAGGCCGAGGTGTGGCTTGGCGCTGGCCCTCGTCGCCCACGCGTGCGAGACTTCCACCCGTCCGGACCATTCAACTGCCCATAAATTATGCTGACCCCAGAAATGCAGAAAGCCTACGACGACTCCGCCATCCCGCTCCTGGAAGGCGACGGCGCAATCAAGCTGGAGCACACCCGCATGCGGAGCTGGCGATACTTCCTGGAGATCAACTCCGCTTGCAACCTGAAGTGCCCGTCCTGCACCAAGGGGAACATGGGCGAGATCGAGGGGTTGAAGTATGAGCACCAGACCGGCCTTATGGATCCGGAGCTGATGGAGAAGATTCTCGACAAGATCAAGCTGGAGAACCCGGAGGCCATCGTCTTTGTTTACGGGAACTCCGAGCCGTTCCTGCATCCCCGGCTGGCTGAATGCCTCGCGTCCATTCGCCGACGCGGCTTACATCCAGAGATGTCCACTAATCTGAACCACATTCATCACGTCGAGGATGTGCTCAACGCGAATCCCGACCTGATCATCATCAGCCTGTCCGGATTCACGCAGGAGGTTTACGTGCGCGGCCATGCGGGCGGCAACGTGGAGAAGGTGAAGGCGAACATGCGCACGGTCGCAGAGATCAACAACACCAGGGGTGAGAACAAGATCAACATCCTGGTGAACTATCACGTTTACGACTACAACCAGCACGAGATCGAGCCGATGCGGGAGTATGCCACGAACCTAGGGATCGGCTTCTTCACCTCGATTGCGCGGGCGATCAGCATGGAGAACTCGATCCAGTATTGCCGCAGCAAAGACCTGGAGGCGACGCCGTTTGAGGTTCAGGAAGGGCGTCCAGACTGGAATCACCTGCTGCCGCCGGTGGGGCCGACCTACGTCGAAACCTTGTCACACATGCGGATTCCCCCCGATCAGGCGCGGGAGATGTATGCGAAGTTCCCAGTGTCGCCGGTCTGCCTGGTGGGCGCGGGCTCGATCTTCACGTTCATCCGGCACGACGGCAAGACGCAGCTCTGCGCCTGCACCGCCGACCGCCGCATCACGCTGACGGACTATTTGCAGACGACGCCAGAGCAGATGATCGAGCAGCGAACCGGTCACGCCATCTGCAAACAGTGCATCAAATACCGGCTCAACTTGTACTTCATGATCGCGGATCGCGAGCAGTGGGTGATCTGATGAAGATTGCCTATCTCGGAATTCCGATGTAAGAACCGTTATGAAGTTTAACCGATTAACCGCGATCAGGTTCGTTCGGTGGCATGTTTTCCCAAACGGCAAGCGCCAGCAGGTGGGCAACCCCAAAAGAGCAGGCCGCCAATCGCCGCCCAAGGAAGGTGAATCATGACATTTGAACAACCAGAGCAGGTCGAGCAAGTTTGCTATCAGCTCCGCCTCGCTGATTACCCCCGCAGTCAGAACCGCGCGCAGATTGACCAACTGTTCAATGGCGTGCCGCCCTACGACGAATCCGAGGTCGAAGCGAACAACATTGAGGTCAACGTCAACTTCCTGGAGAGCACGCGCCTCAGCCACGATGCGCGCAGCCAGTTCTACCAGGCATTCCTCAAGCCGGGCAACTTCTTCACCTGCACCACTGACGCCGGCGCGCCTCACAAGCGGGCGCAATACGGCCAGATTGTGACCAAGGAGATCAACAAGATCATGAAGCGCTCCATCCCATACATGGAATGCTTCCGGTCCAAGTTCGCGCAGAACGTCCTGCATGGGATCGCCCCCGCCGGCTGGAGAGATTCACATCGCTGGATGCCGGACTCCATGGGAGTTGAGGATGCGCTGGTGCCAGCGAACACCTTGCTCACGATGAGCAACCTGCCCTTTTTTGCGGTTTACCGATCACTTACTGCTCCCGAGCTGATCAAGCTGACCAGTGGCAAGCACGTTGATCCGGGCTGGAATCAGAAGCTGGTGAAGTCGCTGATCAAGTGGATTGATCGCGAGTCCATGACGCTGATGGGCACAAACTGGCCCGAGGTTTGGTCGCCGGAGAAGATTCAGGAGCGGGTCAAAGGGGATGGTGGATTCTATGTGGGTGACCAGGTCCCCACGGTTGACTGCTACGACTTCTACTTCTGGAACGACAATCCCAAACAGTCCGGCTGGAATCGCCGCATGATTCTGGACGCGTGGAGCACTCCCGCCGCTGCTGGTGGCGCAGCCGCATCATCGCGCCGCACCGGTGAGCCGTATGTGGATTTCCGGGGCCAGTTCCTCTACAACCCAGGCAAGCGCATCTTTGCCAGCCACCGCGAGGAGATAATCAACTGGCAGTTCGCCGATCTGTCAGCGGTGGCGCCGTTCCGCTATCACTCGGTTCGCTCTCTCGGCTTCCTTCTCTACTCGGTCTGCCATCTTCAGAATCGGCTGCGCTGCAAATTCAATGAGGCCCTCTTTGAGCAGCTCATGGTTTACTTCCGCATCAATGACGCCGATCAAGCGCAGCGCGCCCTCAAAGTGGACCTGGTGAACCGGGGCTTCATTGACGGCAGTGTGGACTTCATCAAGGCCCAGGATCGCTATCAAGTGAACAGCCAGCTCGCCCAGATGGGGCTGATGGAGAATGCCAACCTGATCGCACAGAACGCTTCGTCTTACACAACGCAGCCGCAGCAGGGTCAGAACCAGGTCGAGAAAACCAAGTTCCAGGTCATGGCTGAAACCAACGCCATCACCAGCCTGGTCAGCGCGGGCTTGCAACAGGCATACCTCTACCAGAAGCCTGAATACCGGGAGATTTTCCGGCGCTTCATCATCAAGAACTCACGCGACCCTCATTGCCGCAGCTTCCAGGCGAACTGCCTGCGTCAGGGCGTTCCAGAGAAAGTCCTCTACAACCGCGACTGTTGGGAACAAGAGCCGGAGCGCGTGATGGGGGCGGGCAACAAGACCCTGGAGATGGCCATCTCCGAGCAGTTGATGACGATGCGTAATCTTTACGATCCGGAATCGCAGCGCCAGATTCTCCACGATGTAACCCTTGCGGTTACAGATGACGCGGCGCGTGCCGATTCGCTCGTGCCCAAGTCGCCGAACCGCATCACGGATTCCGTGCATGACGCCCAGCTCGCAGCGGGCACGCTGTTGCAGGGCCTGCCGGTGGCGATGAAGTCCGGCATGAACCACATCGAGTATGTGGACACGTTGATGGCCACGCTGGCGCTGGTCGTGCAGAAAGCTATGCAGACGCGCACCGCAACGATGGAGCAGATCATGGGCATGCAGAACATGGCGCAGCACATTGATCAGCACATCCAGCAGATCGCGCAAGACCCGGAGGAGCGGGCGCGCGTGAAGCAGTACGGCGATCAGCTCGGCAAGGTGATGAACCTGGTCAAGGCGCTGGCCCAGCAGGCGCAGGAGAAGATGCAGCAGGAGAACGCTCAAGGCGGTCAAGACCCCGAGGCGCAGGCCAAGATTCAGGCGATGATGATCACCGCCAATGCCAAGGCTGAGAACACGAAGGTGTCGCACGCTCAGCGCACGGCACAGCGGCAGGTGCAGTTCGAGATGCAGCAGACCCAGAAGCGCCAGGAGTTCGAGGCGAAGATGGAGATGGAGCGTAAGCAGATGGAGCAGGAGCTGCATCTCGCCGACGTGAAGGCTGCCAGCGACGTTCTGCTCGCCCAGAAGAAGGCCACCGCCGAGGCGAAGATCAAAGACAAGCAGGCCAAGGAAAAGCCGAAAGCCAAAGAGTGATGGACACGATTTGGCCGACGTGCTAACACTGTTAGCAGATAAAGCGTAGAACATGAACCCACCGATCACGAACCCGACTCCCAAGCAGGAATTCCTTGAGAGCGCAGCAGCCTGCAAAGCTCATCGCGAGTTGATGCAAAATCCAGCGCTGCGCCGGTCCTTCAACGCTGCATTGCTTCATCATCAGCGCCGGCTGACCAGCGCCGTCGAAATTGACGGCAATGCCGCCGCTGCCTACTTCTTGAAAATCAAAGGCGCCCAGGAGTTCCTGGACATCCTTATCAACCTGGCTGAGCCGGCAACTCCGGCATCAGGCAAAGCAGACCTTAACAAGCTCAATTACAAAGCATGAGTTCACCAGCAGCCGCCCCCGCACCAGCATCCCCCGCCGCCCCCGCCGCGCCAACCGCCCGTCCGGCCAGTGTTGGATCAGCAGTTCCGCCATCCACAGGGGAGATCAAGGTTGTTCCTCCGCCAATGGCGCCAGCAGCCGGCGCTCCCAAAGAGCCGACCGCCCGCGAGAAGATGTTTGCCAATCTGCGAGCCAAGGGGCGCGGAGATGATGGTAAGGTCCCCGCTGCCGAGCCAGCCGCACCGGCGCAACCTGAAGGCGACCGTCCTGGTGCTGATGATCCGGCTGATCCTGCTGAGCCCGATGAGCGCGGCATCGCTGATGACGTTGATCCCGAGAGCGCCCCATCGCCGGATGACAAGGCCGCTGCCGCCGCCGCTCCCAAAGTGGACGGTCGCAAGACCAAGGTGAACCCCTGGAAGCTCGCCGACGAGCACAAGGCCCGCGCCGCCAAGGCTGAGGCCGAGGTGTCCGAGTTGCGCAAGCTGATCGGCGACCCTGAAGCTCGGAAATCCGAGATAGAGCGTCTGTCCAAGATCGAGGCCCGGAACAAGGAGCTGGAGCAGCACATCCAGTTTCTCGACTACTCCAAGTCGCAGGAGTTCGTGGAAAAGTATCAGCAGCCCTACGAGCAGCAGTGGACACGCTCGATGGCGGAGCTGCGCGAGATTGTCATCGCCGACCCAGAAACCGGTGCAGAGCGACAGATGGCGCCCAAGGACCTGTTGGAGCTGGTGAACATGCCGCTCAACCGGGCCCGCGAGCGCGCCGAGCAGCTCTACGGCAGCTCAGCCAACGATGTCATGGATCATCGCCGCGAGTTGCGGAAGCTCTATGACACCCAGGCCGCCGCCTTGGAGAAGGCCAAAAAGGATGGCGTTGAGCATGCGAAGGCCACCCAGGCGCAGACCCAGGCGCAGACGGCTGAGGCCCGCAAGGCCGCCGCCGAGGCATGGGAAAAGACCAACAACGACATCATCGCCGACCCTAAGATCGGCCAGTATTTCAAGCCGATTGACGGCGACACTGACGCCAACTCGCGGCTGGAGAAGGGCTACAAGTTCGTGGATGAGGCGTTCACGCAGGACCCGCTCGATCCCAAACTGACCGCCGAGCAGCGCGCCGCCGTCGTCCGCAAGCACGCCGCCGTGCGTCACCGCGCCGCCGCTTTTGGCCGCATGCGCTACATGCTGGAAAAGGAGCGCGCCAACAGTGCGGCGCTGGCGAAGAAGCTGGCCGAGTTCGAAGGCACTGTCCCTGAATTTGGCGGGCGGCAGCCGGGCGCATCTGGCGGCATGCCTCAGAACAGCCGTCAATCGCTGTTCACCAACCTTCGCAAGCTTGCAAAATGACCAGGAGATCGTTCTTCACAAAGCTGGGGCTGGCAGCGGCGTCCTTTGCCATCCTGCCGGCAGCAACTACGTACGCCAGGAACTGGCGACCGCCGACCGCTGAATCATCCCTCTGGATGCCTGATCCAGCGTTCGAGAGGGCAGAGTATGAGATCGCGTTCTTGAGGACATACTGCTGGGAGCGCTTTGGCAAAACCCCGGCCCAGTTTGGAATTCCGGTTGACGACCTCGGAAATCCGATATAGCTCTTACTCAGTAACCACGGTTACTCCGGCAGTTGGGAGCCCATGTTCCAACCAGTTTAGGCCCTGTTCAAAGGCTATGCCGCGGCAGCTTTTCATGTCGCAATCGTAGTAAAACAACGCGCGCACGTACGCGCACAACCTTTGGAGCACTGAAATTTTATGTCATGTCCAGCCGGCCAGATTATCGCTGCTTGCGATTTTCCTCAGTTTTTCGTCAACGAAACTCCTCGCTTCGACGAGTTGATCATGCAGGACATCCGCCCGACCGACGGATGGATCCTCAACGTCTCTACTGGCACGACCCCGATGGGGACGCCGGTGGAAATCACCCAGGACCGCTTCCGCTCCGTGTGGCCGAACACCACGAAGGTGTGGAATCGCGTCAATGCCGCCGGCCCCGGCTGCGTTGGCAATCCTTGCGACCCGACCGAAAACCAAATCGGATGGGGCGCTGATCGGCTCACCTACTACGCCGAACAGCAGACCTGGGCGACGCCGCTCCTGTGTTACGACCAGGACATGCACATCACCCAGGCTGAGCAGCACATCGCCCAGGTGATTGACAAGATTCTTCGTCCGGCCACCACGACGATCTCCAGTAACTTCCTGCGCAAGCGGGCGCTCTACTGGGCCAAGTATCGCCACATGGCCAACGCGCTCCTCAGTTCGTTCACTTTCCAGTGGACTCTGGGCGGCACGAACCTGGACGAGGAGATTTACTTCGACACCTCCGCCGCTCCCACGTCGCTGTTCAAGCTGGTCCCGCAGATGTTGCAGAACAACTTCTCCAAGACCATGCGTGAGGGTTATGCGGGCGAGAATCCCTTCAAGGAAACCAGCCCGTTCGTGGAGTTCGTGTCCGACATGGACACGGTCTGGTCGCTCGACAAGTTGGGCGGACAGCAGGGCGTCGGCGGTGGCAGCACTCCGAACACGCTCTCGAACTGGCGCTTCACCGAATGGGGCGCGGCCAACGCCTACTGGCGCTACGGATTCTCCGGCCAGATCGGCAACTACATGGTGCGCGTTGATGAGATGGGCCTCCGGTTCAACTTCGTCGCCGACCTTGGCG